GGGCGACCATCTCGACGACCAGCATGGCCGCGACGACGGGGTGCATGTGGAGCGGCGCGTCGAACAGCCACTCGGCGCGATCGGCGACGACCTTCATGACGCGGGGGAGCAGGCCGTGCTGGGGGAGTGCGAGAGCGGTCATTGCGCTCCTCCTTCTGCCTGGCGCGGAGCGCCGGCGGTTGCGGTTGGTCGTGCGTGCTGCTCAAGGCCCCGGGCCGGAGTCGAACCGGCCAGTTCACCGTGCGGGGCTGCTCCCTGTCAGGCGTGTCTCGTCGCGCGCGGTTCCGGCTGCTTCGCCTTCGACTCTCCGCCGAGCCTTTCGCACTGACTCGACTTCGTCCGACCCGCTGTACTCGCTCACCGGCCTGCGCGCAGACTTGGCTGCGCCTGACGTCTCCTTGCCACCCTGATCTCGGCTGCGCCGACGGGCTTTCTGCTTTTCCCCGGCTCCCACCGGTTCCTTCCCCCTTGTCCTGTTTTCCTGGGGGGCGCCTCCGTAGCGGCTCGTGAATCTTTGAGCGGAGCGCGTCGTATCTGGCTTTGGACTTTCTTGGTACTCCTCCATCCTAGCGTGTGGAGCAGGAAATGCCAGGGGTAACACGTGCTAACGTCGATTTTCTTTTGGCTCTATTACTGGCTTTCCCAGCCACTTGCAAAAGTCGTGCGTGTGCTACCTGGTCGACACGGCTCGAGGAGCCACGGCGGCCTGGTCGCGCACGGCGACACCGCGGTACTGACCACGGCTATATCGCGGTCGTCTCGGCGACAATCGGAGCCGGCCCGAGCCAGCTCGCAGGAGGAGCGCGTCAGTCGGTCAGCAGTCCAGGTCGGCGAGCGCGTTCAGGAGATCCTGCTCGTCCGCGATCGCCGCGCGCAACTCGACCAGCGTGATGCCCGGGATGATCTCGCGCCGGCCGGCCGCGACCATTTCGTAGTACGCCTGCATCTGAGCGAGCTCGCGCTCGCGGTATCGCTTCAAGTCGCAGAACGACCCGTGCGTCTGGCGCGCCAGCAGCTCGACGCGCAGCAGCCCGAAGATGCACGCCACCGCGACGATGACGTAGGCGACCGACTGCCGCCGAGCGCGGACGAACTCGCACGGCCTGCAGACCAGGTTGTGCCACAGGTACTCGCGCGCTCTCACGCGAGCCACCCCGTGACTGCGTGGGCGACCCACGCGCTTGCTACTGCTGCGAGCCAGCCGATCGTCCACAGCCAGCGGAGCACGAATGCCACCATGATCATTCGTCCTTCCTCCGATCCGTGTTGTCCGACGACGGCGGGTCGTCTCGCTTCTCCTCGTCCTGGCGAGCCTCGTCGGCTCGCAGCACCAGGGGCAGGCCGATCATCGCGGCGTACAGGAGGAGCAACGTCGCGCGCTCTGAGCCGCTGTACGCCTCGTAGGCGATCCCGATCAACCCCGCCACGAACAAGATGTCCTTCCTCTGCGGTCTCCATCCCATCCCTCGCAGCCTCCACACTTACCTCGTCCCTTCGGGCGAGGGAGTCGAGGGGCAGCCGCAGTTGTGCCCATGATCCAACCTACCCAGGCGGGTTCCCTCGCGAACCCGCCGAAGCCTTGCTCCCAACGATCAGACTCCCACCGGCCTCAGCTTGCGACGGTCGATACGGATGAAACGCACGCGCATGTCCGATCGGAACCGAACCTGCACCTGCCCGCCGTTCGCGTCGTCGCCGGCCGAGGTGTTTCCTTCCACCGTGCGTACCGAGCCGACGAAGTTGCCGTCGTCGTCCCACTCGGCGTGGAGGACTCGATCGACGAACCCCACGTGGTCTGGCCAGTTGTCCGCGTCGAAGCGGTAGCAGATGAGGTCGCCCTTCCGCGGCCTGACGCCAGGCTTGAGGAGCGCGCCGACCTCCTTCGCCCACGCCTCGAGGAATCCGACCGACGCCCGCTTCGGAGTGGGCACGACCAGGCCGCGCGACTCCCGGTACATCGCGCAGGCGAACGCGGCGCACCACGGGTAGCCGGTCAGTCCGTTCGCCCACTTGCACCAGCGGTCGATGTGCGGGCCGCGGTTCGTTCCGGCCGGGTGCTCCTTCACCCCGACGTACAGCTTGGCCTGCTCGAGCGCCCACAGCCGGACGTTGCGCCCCTTGAGTCGCATCTTCTGGACGTCGCTCAAGTGCTTCTGCTTCACCTCTGCCATGTCTTTCTCCCTTCCCCTACCCTGCCTTGATCTCGAGTCCCGTGATCGCGTGGTTGGTGTCGTTCGGGCTGTTGGACGTGCCGACGGAGTCGCCTGCGTTCAGACCGTACGCTGCGGCCATGCTCCCGTTGCCCGGCGGCAAGTCACCCAGCTCCTGGTAGCCGCCCGTCCAGGTCGTGTCCTGGCTCGGGCCGCTCCCGCCGAACGACGACATCATGATGCCGAGTCCTTTCGCGGTGGTGAACGTACCCAGGTCGAGCGTGATGCTGGTTCCGGATCCGTTGGTGGCCTCTCCCGTGACGCCGATCGGGCTGCCTGCGAACCCGTAGCTGATCTCGATGACGGCGAACGAGCTGACCTCCATCGACTGACCGCCGGCCGCTGTGATCGTGATCGCCTCGGTGACGTCGCTGGCTCCGATGATCTTCCAGAAGATCGTGTGCCGCCACCACCGCGTGCTCGCGGGAACGTCGATCGAGGCGGTCTTGCCGGTCGCCCAACCGCCCGACCCGGACAGGGTGGGTACGGCCGTGACCGTGGTCGTAGCATGCTGCTGGAAGGTGAGGATCAGGTACAGCTTGCCCGCGCTGTACGTCATGGACGGAATGCTGTCGGTCGTGCCGCCTCCGCCGTCTGCGAACTGGCGCACCGTGGGTACCGCGACAGCGGTCGGCCCGCCCGTTGAGATCGTGTCTCCTCCGGGCGGCGACGGAGTGGTCGGGAATCCTACGATCCACTCGTTCGGCGTCGCCTGGTGCGACACGCCCTCGATCCAGTGCAGGATGTTCGGCGTGTACTCGCGCCCGAACGTCCGGTCGATGCGCACCAGGTCGCTGATCTCGAGGTCAAGGACTATCGGCCAGAGCCTGCGCGGGTCGCGACGCGGCTTGATCGACAGCGGCTCGAACCTGGGCAGCGGCTCGTACCTGTTCCTGCTCGTCGCGGTGTTCGCCGCCCAGAGCGACGTCAACTGCGCCGTACGCGGGAAGTAGCGTCGCTGGCTGGGCGCGCTCAGGTGGTTGAACACGACGCCGAAGGACGGGTTGGTGATGCGCTTGTCGTTCTCGATGTTCTGCTCGTCGTACTGGAGCGTCGTGCTCGAGTACGGCACGTTGGTCGCCAGGTCGTGGTCTGCGAAGACAGCGCGCTCGCGTTGTCCTCGGTCGCGGGTCAGACGACCCTGGTAGACGTAGTGGCCGTCCGGCAGCTGGAAGAACAGCCCGAGCTCCGTCTCCTCGATCTGCCGGATGTGCTGGAGGGGCTCTCCGCTCAGGCTGCCCAGCGGCACCGACGAGAGCAGCGTCGAGTCGATCTTGGTCGTGTCCAGGTGGATCCGATCGGCCGGCACAGCGCCCGCCTGGAGGGTGGCTGTCACGCGCGCCGCCACGGACTCGGACGGCCGCTTGAGCACGCTCAGGTCGAGACCGTTCATGGCCCGGAACCCGTCCGTGATCTGGAGCGTGCAGGTTGCGTCCACGCCGTCCCCAGGCCAGCCGTGGTCGTAGCTGGTGATGAACCCCTCCATGAGCGGGTAGTAGGCGGTCGATGCGTAGTCGGCGTCGACGATCTTCGCGGAGCTCTTGGTCAGCTGCACGGCGTCGATGCGGACGAACCCTGCCAGGGTGGTCGGCAGCTTGGCGCCCCAGAGCTCGACCTGGACGTACCGGGTGCCCGCAATGAAGCCGCCGCTCGAGCCGCCGTCGGTTCCGGTCTGGCCGTTGTACCGGCCGCCGAAGAACTCCCAGGTCGCGGTCGAGGTGACGTCGAACGGGGCGGTGTTGCGCGTGACACCGGTCGCCGTCTCGTTGGAGTAGACGGAGCCGAGCAGGTTCCTGTACTGGTCGTAGCAGAGCAGCCGAATGTCGCACTGCGGCGTGTCGCCTCCCGTGGAGCGATAGAACTGCGCCGCGAGGACGTAAATCTGCGATGCGTCGATGACGATGTACTCGGAGACGAGCTTGACCGACTCGGTGCTCGAGACTCCCTCGACGCGCCAGCGGTACTTCCCTCGAGGAGCGGGGTCGCCCGCGCCCGTCACGATCTCGATGAAGTCCGGGACGTCGCCCACGGCCGTGCGAGTCCACCCGGAGTGGCCGGCCAGCGTGCCCTTCTCGAAGCCGCCGTTGGTCACGAGCTGGTCTGGGCCGTACTTCGCGATCAGTCGGGCTTGGCGCATCGGAAGGATGTTCCGGTACGACCCGCTCACCTTGCGGTGGCTTACGCTCCGGTGCGCCTCGTCGAACCAGCGGCCGTCGGCCTGGTCGCCGTCGCAGTAGTCCGTGTATTGAACGTCGGCCCAGACACGCACCGTGTCCACGTAGACCGTCTCGGTCGTCTGCCAGTTCGTGGTGTTGTTGCCGCCGACGTAGAAGTCGATGTTGGTTCGGTCGGACTGGACGAGCAGGCCGTTGGTCGTGTACTCGTTCCAGCCGGCCAGCAGCGTGTGGTGGACGCTGGAGACGTTGCTCGCGCCGGTGGCTCCTCCGGTCTCGCTGATCAAGAGCTGGCACAGCTTGCCCACGCTGGTGCCTGTTGCGTAAATCCAGACGGACGCGCGATAGCGCACACCTGCGACGAACGGCTCGCCCACCAGGGCGGTCTTGGCACGCGAGGTGGCGTTGTTGGCCGTGGGCACGAGCGACATGGCTGCGGTGCCGTCGTGAGCCTGAGCAGTGGAACGCGCCAGGGTCACTGAACCGTCGGCCGTCCATCCGCTGGTGTCCGTCTCGAACGACGGGTTGGTCACGAAGTTGAGCGGCGCGTCGCCGGCGTTGTCGGGCACCTCCTCGACCTGGATGTTGTCGATCCACATGTCCTCCCCGGACGCGCCGGCCGCGAAGCCGATGCGCAGGTACGACTTGTCGGCGTCCGCGCGGATGGTGGCCGTGACCGCGACACGCTGCCAGGCGTCCAGCGCCGTGGGGTCGCTCCCGTTCGTGGTCTGGACGTCGCCCTGCACCTCGTCGATGATGCGGATGAAGTGCTCGGCCGCGGTGATCCCCTCGCCGGTCAGGAGGAACACGAACGCGGTAACCGTGTACGTCTTGCCGGGTCGCATGCTGCCCAGACCGGCCACGGCGTCGGTGAGGTAGACGTCCACCGAGCCGGCCGTGGAGCTCAGCTTGCAGGAGTACGTACCGACGTTCGCGCGCGTGCTGTCGCGGGTCTTGGTGCCGTTCACGACCGACCAGTTATCCGTGTCGGTCTCGAAGCTGGGGTTGGCTGCCAGGTTGACGATCGGATCAGGGGTGAGCGCTGCGTCGCGGTTGTCGCAGACGACCGTTGCCTGGCCGGCCTCGATCCTATCCACGTTGTTCTGCCTGCCGCGGCTCAGCGAGAAGGAGCGCACGCGGGACGGCTGGCCGGTGCGGGCGGGAATGCGGACGTAGTTGAGATCCTTGAACCGCTTCACGAACGACGACGTGTACAGGAGGAACACCTGGCTGGCGTTCATCGTGTAGTCGACGATGCACGGATCGTCGATGCGGCCGGGGAAGAACTCGTCCGTGCCCGTCGCGCCCGTGTCCCACCTGCGCCCGATGAACGTCTTGAGCAGGTTCGCGCTGTTTGACGGATTGTTGGCCTCGATGTGGCGCGCGACCTCGATCCCGTTCCTGTAGAGCACGAGGAGGTTGTCTGCGTCGTTCTGCGTCACGACGTAATGAGTCCACGTGTTCAACGGAGGCGGCGTCGGATCGATCACGGCCTCCCAGCCGGTGCTGGTCACGAAGTAGCCCGCCCACACCTGGTTGGCCGTCGCAGCAATGCCGGTGCCAGTCTCGAGTCCGTAGGCCAGCGCGAACGGGATGTGGGACGCCGTGCGTTCGTAGCAGATGATGCCTGCTGCGTCCGGCGACGCTGCGGCTCGAGTAGCCGTGGGGTACACCCACGCCGCCAGCGTCCAGGCAGAGACCAGGCTCTGCAGGACGGAGTGCGAGCCGGCGTCGACGTATCCCGTCGAGCCGTTGAACGACGCGCACGGGTTGCCGTCGCCCAGGATGGACGCCTGGTTGAGCGTGAAGCCGCCCGTGTACGTTCCCGTGAAGCCGCTCGCGCTCGAGTCGATCGCGCTCGTCCCGCTGAGCTCGTCGAGCCGGTAGTAGAGCAGCGGGTTGAACGAGAGGACGATGTCGCGGTAGCACGCGATCGGATCGTCCTCGAAATTGATGTCCAGGAGGAGCTGCGGGTACGGGTCGCCGAGGTTGCCTACGCTCACGCTTGACCTCCGAACATTCCGCCGCCGTTCGCCTGGCCGCGACGAGTGAGCACGTCACGGATGCGGAGCGCGAGATCCTGCTCAGTGATGACCGACCCCTCGACGGTGACGTACACGTTGGGCGCGCCGCCGGCGATCGCGCCCGCGCCTGGCAGCGGAGGAGCGCCGGCCACTCCTGCGCCCATCATCCCCTGGCCCATCGCGACAGCGAACTGCGGCGGAGCGGACGGCACGGGGATCTTCATCGCACCGGCCAGCTGCTGCGCCTTCTGCTCCAGCTCGCGCTCGTTGACTCCCTCGAGCAGCGTCGGCACGAACGGCTTCCACCACTTGCTCAGGTCGGACAGCGGCCCTCTCTTGGCGTCGGAGTGCAGCTTGGCAAGCGCCTCGAGGCGGCGCAGGAGCCTGATCATCGCGTCCACGACCGTCTCCTCGGCGTCCTTGAGTCCTGCCGCGAACGCGACGCCCACCGCCGTGCCGTAAAACTTCATGTCGACTCCGAACTGGCCGAGCAGCGTCTTGATGCGACCGTGGACGCGCTCGTAGGCCTCCGGGTGCTTGGCCAGGAACCGCTGCAGCTGCTCGAGCTCGTTCTGGAGGTGGACGCGCTGCTTCGCGATCAGCAGGTCGTGGTGGGCCTGCTGGCGGTTGGCCTGCTGCTGGAGGTTGAACTCGCGCTTGGCGCGCTGCGCGTTGTTGAACGCGTCCTCTGCCTGCGCCACCTTGTCCTGGGCGGCCTTGATCGCCTCCGGGTCGCCGCCGGCGATCGCCTGCGCGAGATCGTCCTTGGCCGACTTGAGATCGTCCGTGGTCGACTTGATGTCGTCCTTGATCTGTTGCTTCTGCTGCTGCAGCTGCTCCTTCTCGAGGATCTTGAGCGCGGGCGGCTTCCACTGTGCCATCGCAGCGTCGAACGCGCTGAGGGCCTCCGTGGCCAGGTTGCCGAATTCGCTGGCGAAATCACCCCGTGCGTCGCGCACCGCACCCTTGGCCTTCTCGATCGCGTCCTTCACCTTCTGCTCCAGCTTCTCCGCGAGCTCGGCCGAGGAGGTCTTGTCGACGCCGCGCCCGGTGCCCTTGACGAGTTCGACGCCGATCTCCTCCTGCGGCGAGTGGCCGAACACACCCAGCGCCTTGTCGATCGCTCCCTGGCCCATGCTGATCAGCTTGTCGCCCAGCGCACCAGGAAGGCTCGTGACGCCGTCGAGGACTCCCTGCGCGATCGCCTCGCCGATCTTGGCCCCCCAGGCGGGTGCCTTCTTAGCCACGTCGATGACGGCGTCCTTGAGATCGCCCAGCTTGTTCTTCACGAACCCGGGCAGCTTGGCCACCTCGTCCTTGAGTCCGTTGTACAGAGCCTTCCCCGCCAGGATCGCGAGCCTGCCGAGCGTCGCCGGCATGGCGATCACGATCGCGACGATTCCCCTGACTGCGCCGTCCACGATCTGCTTCATCCCCTTCCAGACTCGATCCCAGTCGCCCTGGAGGAGGCCCATGACCACGTTCGCGATCCCCTTGATGACCGTGAGCGCGTTCACGATGATTCGCTGCATCGCCGGCCAGACCGTCTCCACGACCGCCTTGATCGCCTGGAATGCCTGCTGCAAGCTCTTCACGACAGTCTCGGCGTCCTTGGCGCTCAGGCCCATCCGCATCAGCGCCTGCTTGAGCTTGTCCGGCCAGAGCACGGCCGCGGCGATCGCGACGCCGAGCGCGACGAGCGCGACCACGATCGCTCCGACCGGCGTGGCAATCACCGCAAGCACCGGGAGGAGCGCAGCGATCGACGTTGCCAGCGTTCCCAGCACGATCAGGAGCGGGCCGACTGCAGCCGCGACGGCAGCGATGATGATCACGATCTGCTTCCCTCGAGGAGACAGCCCGTCGAACGCATCGCCGATTGCCGCCATCTTCTCCGCAATGGCAGCAGCGATCGGAGCAAGGATCACACCCATCTGGATCATGGACGCCTGGAGGCTCGACCACGACTTACGGATCTTGTTGATCGGCTCGTCCATCGACTGCGCGACCGATTCCATGAAGTCGCCAGACTTGCCCTTGATCTGGTCGAACTTGCCGCCCAGGTCGTCGGTGGCGTTCATGAGTTCGAAGATCGTCTTGACCGCGCCGCGCGGGAACATGGTGGCGATGGCCTTGAACGCCTCTGCCTTCCCGACCTTCTTGACGAGGTCGTCGTAGTGCTCCTTGAGCAGCTTGATCGCCGTGGGCAGACCACGCGGCCCTTGCATCGCGTCGAACAGCTCGTTCTGTCCGAGTCCGAGCTCCTTGATCGCTCCCTTGGCCGCCTTCGTCGGAGCGACCATCTTGATGAGCGCCATGTTCAGGCGGTTGGCAGCCGTGGACGAGTTCTCGCCTCGAGCGGTCATGGTGGCGAGCGCCGCGCCGAAGTCGGTCAGCGACAGGCCGAGCGCGCGGAACGTGTTGAGCACGCCGGTGCCCAGCGACTCGGTGAGATCCTCGAAGTGCATCTGGCCCGCGCCGACGGTCGCGTTGATCGTTCCCATCGCCTTCTCGAAGTCCTCAGTGCCCTTCACGCCGGTCTTGAGCGCGGCCGTGAGCGCGTTGGTGACTTCTCCGAGGTCGGCCTGGCCGACGGTCGCGCCGTACGACGCTTGCTCGAGGATGTTCATCGCCTTGGCTCCTCGGAACCCTGCCGACTCGACGTAGAACAGCGCGTTGGCCAACGCGATCGGCCCCTGCGTGGTGTGCTTGGACAGCTCGAGGACGGAGTCGCCGAGCTTCTCCGCTTCGCCGGCCGCCGCGCCCGCCTGCGTCTCGATCATGGTCATGGCCTCGCCGAACTCCATGGCCGACTTCGTGGCGAGGACACCCACACCGATGATCGGAGCGGTGACGAACATGGACAAGCGCCGCCCTACGTGGCGCATGCTTTCGCCGACCCTACGCATCTGACCGCCGAAGGTGTTCGCGGCCGCCGAGGCCCTACCGAACGCCGCCTCGAGCGACCGCGGGTCGCCGACGATCTCGACTCTCAGCTCGCGGCCCACTTCACCTCCCGTGCTTTCTCAGCGTGTGCGCGAAGATCAGCGCGTCGTCCATCTGGACTGGCGTCATGTCTCCCAGGTCGGACGGACGCAGCGCGCAGTAGTGGGCTAGCTCTGGCTTCCAGAAACGCTCCGGAGGCCAGTCTCCTGGCTCGCACCCCCAGTGCTCTCGGAATCCCTGGAGCCACTGTCTGTAGTCGTTGTCTCGCTTGCGGGCGAGTCTGGCCCGCTCGGCGGGGGGAGGGCCGCTTCGGCCGCCGCCTCTCCTTCGTCGTCCTCGGTCACGTCGATGATGATCTTGCCGACGTCCAAGTCCCACAGCGCGTCAGACGTCAGCGGCTCGCGGCCGGCGCGTCTGAGCGCGATCATCGCGAGCGCGACGAACAGGTCGTTGTCTCCGCGCCGCACCGCCTCCTGCATCTCGCCGGCTCGCACGCCAGCCTCGCGCTTGATGATGTTGAGATCGCGGTTCGTGAACGAGTCCAGCTCGAGCGGGTACTCGCCGTTCAGCGATCCCGCGTCCGTGATGATGACCTTGGCCATGCTCCTCCTCCTCGGATTCGCGGCTAGATGCCGCGCATGTAGTTCAGCGGACTGTACTCGGGGAACCCGTAGTCGTTGCCCAGCCTGTCCAGCATCTCGTCGATCTTGCCCTCGATCTCGTCCCCCTTTGCGTATAGCGCTGGCAGCAGCACCTTCTTCATCTGGATGACTCCCCAGTCGGCGCGCTTCCCGGTGGTCTTGCCGCGCGACTGCTCCACGTAGGAGCGTCCGAACCCGCGCACCCTCGAGCGGTAGCCCGACACGGTGGCGGGGTTGAACGGCGGCGACTTGCCCGCGGCGCGCTGCTGCGCCTCGTCGCGGACGACGTCTGCCGCCTCCTTGAGCGTCCGGTCGATGCGGCGCGAGAGCTCCCGCGACATGCGCTTGAAGTCGCGCTGGAGCTCTCGCAGTCCGACGACGTGGACGGTTCCCTCGCCGACTGCCACGGCTTACGTCGTGGCGCGGGAGACGAACCCGTTGACGGGCATCGTCAGCGGCGTCATGGCCGCGTCGCCGACCTCTCCCGCGATCGGCTGGTACTCCGTGAGGATGCACGAGCCGCTGTACTTCGGGTTGGTCGCGCTCGACGTGGTTCCTGCCGCCCACGCTTCGACCAGGAACGGCGTGCCCGCGCTGAACAGCGGCCACATGATCTGGTCGATCGAGTTGGCCGCGAAGTCCGAGTAAGCCGTCAGGCTGAACTCGTCCTCACGGAGTCCCTGCACCACCTCTCGTCCTGCTGTTCCCATCGCGCGCACGTCCACCGGGGGCGCCGACAAGGAGACAGTGATCTCGCGGCAGTGGTCTGAGATGTCGTTGCCGCCGACCTTGATCGCCGACAGCTTGACGATGAACTTGGCCATTCCGTCACGCTCCTTCGCTGATGACTGTTACCGTCCACTCGCCGACGACAACCTGTACCTGCGTCCCCGGAATAGTGGCGATTTGATCCGCCCTTCCTCGAGTGACGCGCAGGTCGTCGACCGCGCCACCGAGGGTCGTGTCCTGCTCCAGCACGGCCTTGACCGAGCCGGGGCCGGACGACTCCATGAACTCGTCCATGCGAAACGTGCCGCCCTCGACCGTTGCGAGCGAGCAGAGCGCCTGGATGGTAAACGTCCACTCGTCCACCCCGCGATGCAGCGCGCGGTCGTAGTCGATCTCCGGGCCGAGCACGTAGATGCACGGGTACTGCGGCTGCGCCGGCGGGTACGCCAGCACCTGGCAGCCTGGCAGCTGCTGGAGCGCAGCCGCGAGAGCGTCCCTGATCTGCCTCGCGCCAGCCATCAGGCGAAGGGGTACGTCCGCGTGTACGCGGCCAGGAGGAACGTGACGTCGGGATCGTTCCGCGCGATGTGCACGGCCGCCCCGTCGAGGCCGATCGTCACGACGCCGAACGGCGCGTCTCTCATGCGCCGGATCAGCTTGGTGGCGATTATCAGGCACGCCTGGTTGACCGACTTCGGCACCCTCGGCCAGCCGAACTGGCCCGTGACCTGGACGGAGCGCTCCCAGCACGGCCACCACCCCTTCCCTCCGCGCGAGTGGACGCGCAGGCGCTCGAACGGACGGCCGTCCTCGACAGAGTTGAGCGGCTCGAGCACGTAGTCGGTGTTGCGCGTCCAGGTCGTCTCGAAGGTGCCGTTGCCGTCTACGTCCGTCATGACGCTCGTCACGACCGCCAGGTCGTCGATCTCGATCGTGCGCGGGTTCGTGGGCGAGTACCACCGCACGTGGGTGGAGTCGCCGTCGAGCACGAAGGTGCGCCCGCACGCCTCGTCGATCCCCTGACCGGCGGCCTCGAGCGCGCGCGGGATGTCGCCGTCCAGGTGCGCCGTGTTGGTGAGCTCGAGCGCGTACTTGAGCTCCTCCATGGTGGCGTACCACTCGCTGTTCGTGTCGCTCATGCGATCTGCTCCGGCACTCGGATGATCATGTGGCCGCTGTTCGGAAACGTCTGCTTGTTGCCCGAGATGAACGTCACCTCGAACTCTCCCAGCCAGATGCCAGACTCGAGCGGCACGGTACCCCAGTTGTACTGAACGAGACCGACGTTCGTGGTCGCGCCCGACTGGAGGTTCTGCGCGGCAGCGTCGATGAGAGGAGTGCCACCCATGAGTCTGGCGTGGAACTCGACTGTGGCCCCGCCGATGTCGACAGGGTTGCCGTCCTCGTCCACGAGGGTGCGCTGGAGCGCCGACAGCTTGTCGCCCAGCTTGATGACGAAGTCAGGTGCTGGCATCGCTGCCCCCTATCCTCGGACGCCGGTTTTCCCGCTGCTGGTCGCGCGCGCTCGCTTGGCTCCGGTCTGGCCGGCCGCGCGCAGAGCGCCGCTCATCCCGGTCGTGCCCGTGGCGTTCGTGATCGGGTCGGCCGCGAAGTCGGAGCCGATGAAGAGCTGAACGCCGGCCGCCCGCGCTCGAGGAGTCAGCGATCCTGTTTCGGAAGCAATGAATGCGTCGGCCGCGGCGAGCATGCCCGCGGTCGTCATGGAGCCGGTCTCGGTTGCGATGAACACGTCGGCACCTGAGAGCGACCCACGGACGACAAGCTCGCCGCTTCGGAGCCGCTCGCGGTTCTTGACGCCGGACAGCTCGGTGTCAGCGAACAGCGATCCCGCCTTCCCTGCTCCCTCGCGCACGCTCGGCCCGGACAGGCTCGTGTCAGCCACGAGCGAGCCGCTCTCCGTGGCCGTAAAGGCGTCCGCGCCCGAGAGGGAGGACTGAGCAGTCAGACTGCCAGCCTTCACGTTCTCGTGGACGTCAGCCCCGCTAACGCTCGTGTCTGCGACCAGACTGCCCGTCTCAACGTGCTCGGCGACATCCGCTCCTGAGAGCGACGCTCCTCCCGTCAGGCTGCCAGCGTGCGCGTGCTCCGCGACGTCTGCGCCGGACACGGAGGCCCCTGCGGTGAGCGAGCCGGTCTTGTCGAACGATGCCGGGGGTGCAGCGAGCGGCCCGACGATCCGGGTCTCGTTGACGTAAGGGAAGTTCTTTCGATCGACGGCCTGCATGACGCCGTCGAACACGAGCGCGCCGGTGATCTGCTGCGACACCCCGGAGACGACCGCGCCTGCGACGAGCGACCCCGTCTCGGCGTGCTCTGCAACGTCTGCGCCGGAGAGCTCGGTGTCGGCGACCAGCGATCCCGTCTCTGCGTGCTCGGCGACGTCCGCGCCGGACACGACTGCACCTGGGACGAGCGATCCCGTCTCGACGTGCTCAGCGACATCTGCTCCGGAGACGACCGCGCCGGCCGTGAGCGAGCCGGTCTTGCCTGCTGCCACGCGCGCCGACGTTCCCGACAGTTCCGTGTCCGCGACGAGCGACCCCGTCTCCGCGTGCTCCGCGACGTCTGCGCCTGAGACGACCGCGCCTGCGATCAGCGCGCCGGTCTCGGCGTGCTCGGCGACATCTGCTCCGCTTACCGTCGTGCGAGGTGTGAGCGAGCCGGCGTGCGCGTGCTCCGCGACGTCCGCGCCGCTTGCGACCGTTCCTGCCGTGAGCGAGCCGGTCTTGTCGTAGGTCGCGCCAGCGCCGATCTCGAGGCCGCCGATGATCAGCGTCCTGCCGCGCTCCTGCTGGAGGTTTCGTCGTGGCGCTGCGACCCGGACGTAGGAGCTCATCGCCACACCAGGCCGGAGCGGTTTACGCGGAGCGCAGGCCCAGGCCCGCTGCCGGACAGCGTGTCGCTCCACCAGGACGGTACGTCGCCCGTGGCCACGGACGTGTTCGTGCGTCCCGTCTCAGACATGCTTCCGCCAGTTGCGGTCGACACGAGACCGGACGCGGCGTTGCAACGGATCAATTCCACCGGGGCAGCGTCAATCCACGCCTGATAACCGTCCTTCAGGTTCACAATCGCGCCGTCAGACAACGCACTGTCCCAACCCGCGGCGATCAGGACGTTGCCGTTCAGAAACGCTTCGCCCGGATCCAACGCGCCGATCACGAACCCTGTGGTGGAAGTGGCGTCCCCGACCGCGCCGCCCATGTCCGCGTGACGCCACGTAGGGTCACGATAGATGTGAACGCGGGGGATCGAGGAACCCGCTGCCCGACTGATCGCCACGATCACCCACCCGTTCGCAGTCGTGATCGCGTCGCCCACGTCGAATGTTCCACCAACATTCGACTCGAACGTAACGTTGCCGGACGAGTCCATGCTGATACACGCACCGAGGTTGAACGCTCCGGAATGGAGTCCGCACACACCCTGGTCGGTTCCTGTGGTGTGCTTCATCACCGCAGCGAGCGTGATCGCACCGGTGCCGCTCCAGCCCCCTTTGTTGCACTCGATGCGACCCGAGCTGGCTGGCGTGAACAGAACCGAGTCGGCCATTTACTGTTGCCACACCCTGACGTAGTCGATCTCGGTGACGATGTCCGCGCTCGTCCCGGACGGGTCGCCCTCCCAGGAGTTCTGCGGCATCTGCGAGAAGAACAGATACATCGACTGCTGGCTCGAAGCGAACGGCGGGTTCATGTTGTGGATCTCCGACCCGTCCAGGTACCAGCGCATCTCGTCGGACTTCCACAGGATGCCGTACACGTGCCAGTCGGCAGACAGGTTCACGCCGGAGTCGTAGATGGCGTTTGCGTTGATGTCGTCCGCGACGCTGTACTTGTCACCCGTGTTCTTGTGGAGGGTGCCGTGGACGTTCGTGTTGCCGTCGAAGACGCACTCCATGATGTCGATCTCGCCGTTCCAGCACGGTGAGCACTCGCACGGCGGGCTGGCAGGAAGCGCAGGCCAGGACGGGTTCGTCGCGTCGGCAGACGCAGAGAGCCAGAAAGCGGGCAGCATCCCCGTGACGTAGTTGTGCTTCATCTTCGCCTCGAAGTACCCATACTGGAACTGCTGGACGACAGCTCCGTCGACGAGCTCCGTGGCGGTCGTGATGTGGACGTCCGGGTGTCCCTCCGAGTTGCGCGAGTTGAGCGTCATCACCGAGCCGGCTGCGTACTGCTGGTCGGGCAACGCTGCCGCCTCCCAGTGAGCGTTCTGCGACCACGCGCGCCGGTTGTAGTAGTCGAAGTGATCCTGGAACACGACCGAGTAGCCCAGGCCGGAGATCGGGGCCGGCGTGCCAGGGAACGACGACACGGTGTACGTCGCGCTCTTGGACTCGAGCTTGCAGAACACCGCCCAGCGGCCGTCAAAGATGGTGGGCGACGCGGAGAACGTCGTCGGCAGGGTCGCGTTGTACGCGCGGCTGTAGAACCGCGAGCTCCCGGTGACGCCGTTCGCGCCGCTGTACACGAGGCTGCTCGAGGACGGGTGGTGGCACACCCAATACTCGCCGGGGGCGACGTCCGTCTCGACCTGCACGACCACCTCGTTCCAGCCCACCACGGGAGTGAACTGCGCCGTCTGGCAGATCAACGTGCCCGGGCCGCCGGATGGCCCGTCGTTGTCGTACAGGCCGAGCACCAGGGTGCCGCTGACGGTGAACACGTAGATGCCGAACGACTTGACCGTGCTCGTGCCGAAGCGGCTCTCGAGCGTGGCGCGCGACGCCAGGAGAACGCCGCCGTTGTTCGTGTCCGTGTTGTTGTCGCGGGCAGCGGTCTCACCGATCCACGCTGGCACGGCCAGCGCAGCCGACTGAGCAATCCGCATGGTGCTGCGGGTTCCCCCGACGCGCGACCTGCTAGTTGCGCCCCGATTCCCCGCGCCGCGCCCGACAGCGGCGGCCGGCATCACTCATCCCATTCGATGCTGAAGTCGAGATGCTGACCGGTTCCGGTCGGACAGATGATCACGACGCCCGAGGTCGTGGCGTTGTCGAGGATGAACTCGCCTGGCCCCCACGTCCAGATGACACCCGCGCCCTTCGCGGCACCGACGGTCGCCTGCCTGATCGGAGCGCTGACGGTCGCGTCGGCAGTGTGCGTGTTGAAAGCGGTGCCCACGATCGTCCGCGTGTCGTCGGACGTACAAATCTCCGTCAGACCCGTGCCCTGCGTGCCCGTTGCAGTGGCACGCACAACGGCGACGGCGGCCTCGACCGCGGTCGTGTTGTACACCTCGATGAGCCTGATCTGCGGCTTGAGCGCCGCGGTCGAGTAGAGGCTCGGCCCGCGGAGCGACGTCGGCACCGCGGAGGTTCGTCCTGCTGCTGCGCATCTTGCCATTGGGTGCTCCTATCTCCTGGCCGAAACAACGAATGGAAGGGGCAAGTCGTCTGGCATCGGCTTGAACGACACCCCGAAGATCACCTTGGCTCCGGTGGCAGGAGCCTCGCTGGTGGTCGCGTCCGCGGTCGTGCTCGAACCCTGGTTGTCCTTGCGCCAGTTCATGAACTGCGTGTCCGTCCCGGTCGTGGACTCGACTGCCGTACCAGCCGTCCACCCCGTCAGGGTGGGAGCGGTCGTGAAGTCGTCTGTCGCAGTGAAGAACTGCATGACCAGGCGGTTCGTCCCTGACACGGTGACCGCAGGGACGTTCCCGTTCGCGGCCGTGATGGCAGAGGACGTTTGGAAGTCGTCCCACGGGTTGCCCGACGGGTAGCAGCCGCGGATCACGAACGGCTGCCCGGAGTACTGGCCGTCGACGCCGGTGTCCCAGGACGCGCCGCGCGTGAACACCGGGTTCGACTCGGCGTTCGTGTCGGCGCGTCGCCAGAACAGAGCAGCCTCACCGTCCGGCCCTGCTGCGAACTGCAGCGACCCAGTTTTCGTCCAGCCCGTCAGGTTCGGGATCACGGCTGCCGCGCCCGCCGTGTTCGGCAGCCAGTAGTTCAGCACGCAGACGAGGATGTCGTTCTGCTGGTGCGCAGGCAGCGTAAGCGTCAGCGTGCCCGTTGTGACGATGTTGAGGGAACCCTCGGCCTGGAGCGTCGGCGCGATCATCCAGTCGCGTACGCCAGCAGGCTGTCGAACGTGCAGAGCGGACTGTTGGCCTCCGGGCTGACGTTGCCGCCCTTGTCGCCGGTCAGCGGGATGTAGACGGCGCGCCCGCTCGACGGCTTGCACACGCGGCTGTTGCGGACTCCGGAGCTCGCGTCGAACGGCGTCCTGATCTGGTTGGCGTGGCGCGGCCCGAACGCGCAGTGGTCGCACAGGAAGTTGATCGGAGTGCCGCCGTTGAACGACTGGACGAACACGTTGCCGCCTCCGGTGCAGCACCAATCCATCACGAAGTTGCGGATCGTGATGTCGCGGCCGCCTCCCATCTGGATGCCGTCGAAGTGGCCGCCGGATCCGCTGGAGCTCCGGCAGTAGCCCGACTCGATCGTGATGTCGTGCGGCGCTGGCGCTGGCGGGTTGACCTTGATGCAGTCGTTGAAACTGCCGGACACCTCGAGCCGCTGGATGTGTCCCGTGCAGCCCGATCGGAAGTTCACGGCGTCGCCGGCGAACGCTCCCGTGACGCGGACGAGCGCCAGGTCGACCGGGCCGTTGCACGTCCAGTTCTGGTTCACCCTGATCACCTGGTCGCCGGTGTGCGGAGGCGGAGGCGGGGGCGGGGGAGCAGGCGGGGGAGTAGGCACGGCCTGCTGCCACACGGTCACGTAGTCCACCTCGGTCGTGAGCGTGTCAGGTGTGGCGCTCGAGCAGCCGTTCGATCCGTCCCAGCCGCACGCCTGCATCGTCAGCGACAGGTACATCTCCTGGTCGCCAGAGTCCCACAGCGCCTGCGGTTGCCCCTGCTGTACGCCGTCCACGTACCACGTCAGGTTGGCGGGAGTCCACTTCACCGAGTAGGTGTGCCACTCGTTGGCGAGCCGGCCGCCAGGGTTCGTGATGACGCTCCGTGTCTGGTTCGGGGTGCCGCACACGTCGCCCGTGTTGCGGTGCTCGGTGCCGTAGAAGCGACCCGGCTCGTCGCCCTGGTACTCCATGACGTCGAGCTCAAAGTTCAGGTCAGGCTCCGGGCAGTCTGGCCAGTTCGGGAAGGACGCGTGCGCCCTCGAGATCATCCAGAACGCCGGCCACGAACCCACCGCGTCGGTGAACTTCATGCGCGCCTCGAAGTAGCCGAACTGCCAGGAGCGCTTGCCGGGTTCACCGCCCCAGTACGGCCCCGTCGAGATCGACTGGTCGTCAAGGTACGGACGCGTGTTGTTGATTTTCACCGAGCCGTTGGACACCACGATGGCTCCGGGTCGCGGCTCCGACTCCCAGAACTCCTTGGGGTTCCAGCTCGTGGAGTCGAGAGCAGTGCCGTCGAAGTCGTCGCGGAACACCTCGCCGTATCCCTGGCCTGCGATCGGCCCCGGTTCGCCTGACGGTGGCGGTGGCGGAGGAGGAGTCGGAGGAGGAGTCGGAGGAGTCGGCTGATCCTCGAACAGCGGGCCGCGGAAGAGCTCCGTGATCCCGTACTTCGCGTCGGGCACCTTCTGGAACGTCACCGACGAGAGCAACGGATCAGCGCTGTTCGAGACTCGCGCGCCGTTGACGTAGAACCTGTAGCCGTCCGAGTTGGACTCCGGCTCGGGCGTCCACCCGTAGGTGATGGTCGTCTCGGTCTGGGACACGACGTGCCATCCCACGATGTTGGCCGCAGCACCCGTGACGACAGCAAGGGTGACGACCGCCAGGCACACGGCAACAGCGGCGTATCTCATGTGGCCCTCCCTAGTGGAGCAGCGCGATGGTCGGCGTCACCTTGATCACGTCGTTCGTCACGAGGACGACCGCGGTGGTGTCGTCGAAGTTTGCCTGACCTGGGAACAGGACGGTCTCGGCGTTGTTCGTGATGTAGAAGCCGTTGATCGTCGCACCCGACGCACCGACGGTCGGGAACGTCACCTGCGGGTAGGTGGTCTGGCGTCCGAGGTTGGTCGGACGTTCTGCGAGCGCGCCCCAGGTCGCCGCTGCCAGCGCCTGGTCGGCATACGACGTGTAGGTCGTCTCAGTGATGTTCGCAATCGTCTGCGCGTGCGTGATCACCGTCGACGCTGTCTGCGACGTGAACAGCTTGAGCGACAGCGGCGACGTGTACTTCGCGGTGTTGAGCGGGAACTGACCGAGCCAGAGGTCGAGTCCCTCGTCGGGGCACATCTGGGCCATGTCACACGCCTCCGTTGATCGCGGCCACCTGAGCCTCGTACGCCGCCTTCGCGTCGTCCAGCGCGGCCTGTTTCACGTCCTCTGCCGTCAGCTCGCGACCTTGCACGCCGCAGTTCGGGCAGAACCCTGCGCCGAAGTGCTCGCCGGACTTCATCTGGTCGATGGGAGCGCCGGTGAGTACGTTCAGCTGATCCTTCGTGATCCCGCCCGTGAAGCGTCCGGGGTTCCCGGCGGTGCCGAGCGTGCAGGCGGGGGTCTCGCAGAGAAACTTCTTGGCCATCACAGCACTCCTTCGATCGGTTCTGACAGGGGGCCGCCGAGAGCGTGGACGTTCGAGCCGGAGCACTTCGGGCAGAGGTGCGGAACGTCGGTCATCGTCGCGAACACGTTCTCGCAGCAACCGCACGTCTGGAACTTTGCGCCGACCATCGGCGTCAGACCGGCGGCGTAGGCGATCCGTAGGCAGTCGTCCGGCGTGAGCACCTGGCGCTTCTGCCGATCGTGGACGCAGTAGATCGCCGCGCTCCCGCTGAGCACGATCTCGATGCCCGACATGTGTCCTCCTCAGATTCTGACTTCGACGCCCGACAGTGCGTTGTGGAGCGACAGCACTTCGGGCACCCAGGTGACGCGCGCGTCGCGCAGTAGCTCGAGGAGCCACCAGCCGTCGCCGTCGTACTCCTCGGGGATGCGCGCGGCTCCGATGAGCTCGCGGCGCAGGAACGCCTGGCCGACGTCTATCGCGCCAGGGTGCGCGTGCTCCGGCGCGGCCTCGAGCACTCGTCCGCTCGAGCGCAGCTGGGACACGACCACCGCCTGGGTGTCGCGGAGCCTGAGGTGCGGCACCACTCGGCGCAGCACCTCCTCGTAGGCGAGCGTGTCGTCGTCCAGCACCCACACCCACCCGTCCTCGATCGCGTCCAGCATGTCGTTCTTGAGCTTCTGGCCGCCCACGTGCTGACGCGCCAGGTCGAAGCGCCAGTGCCAGTGGATCTCCACCTCCGGCGCAAGCGCCGCTGCGATGGCCAGGCTCTCGCCGACCTGGCCCATGTCCGCCGGCCTCGAGACGGCCGTGAGGACGTGGAGCCTCACAGCGCGTCCAGCAGGTCGTTGAGCGCGTCGTGCGACGCCTTGAGCCGCTCTGGCGAGTCGAGCCGGCCGACCTGGTTCCAGTGGTGGACGAACCTGTACGAGTGGATCATGCGCGTCTGGATTCCGTAGGTGCGCGCGACAACGGACAGCCAGACGTCTGCGCCGTAGTCGATCTCCGGCCACGGCCCGATCAGCTCCCACTGGTCGCGGGTCATGAGCGGGATGCGCGTGAAGTGGGTGAGCGCTCGATCGGCTCCGTCGACTGCGTTGTCCCAGACTCCGTCGGCTGAGTGGTTCATGACGACCGGCGCAGGGAGCTCCTGGTGCGCCTCGAGCCACGGTACGGCCTCCTCGTGCCATCCAGGCAGCGCCTCCAGGTCGTCGGCCGTGAAGTGGATCGTGTCCACGTCCGACTGAAAGAGACGGCGCGCGCCCTCGTTGCACGCGGTCGGCCAGTTGGCCATGTCGTGGACGACGGTCACGATCGTCTCGGTCGGCGACGTTGCCTTGTAGGAGTCCATGCACCGCTTGAGCGAGTCCTCGCGGCCGGCGATCGTCGGGATCACGATGCCGAGCGTCACGTCAGCCGCCAGCAACTGGACAGGCCCGGGCCTTTCTCCTCGCCCTGGTGCATGTACCCGCCCAGGTACTCGGCCTCGAGGTCGGCCAGACGCGCGAGCGCCACGACCTCCTCCTGCGTCCAGGCGACCGTGATCGGCGCGTCGCCGTCTGCCATGCGCGCGAACACGGACGGCACTCCCTCCGCGACGTTCAGGTAGAAGTCCGACTCGCTCGAGTAGACCATCAGACGGATCTCGCCGTCCGGCTTGAGGAGCGCGCGCATGAGCTTCAACGTCTCGTGCGGCTCTGGGATGTGGTGCAGAACTCCGGCGCAGTGGATGTGGTCGTAGTCCATGGCCGCCGGGATCATCCCGACCGTGCAGTTCTCGAAGCCGTGAGCCTGGACGCGCGCCAGCGTCATCGCTCGAGCCTTCGGCGACACGTCGTAGGCGTAGACGTACTTCGCGCCGCTCAGCAGGAAGCCGACGACGTCGTGACCAGGCCCGCAGCCGAAGTCGAGCACGACCTTGCCGGGCTGGTCGATCGGCATGAGCTCGAGGAGTCCGGGGTAGGTCGCGTTGCGGAGTTCCATGCTGGCGAGCGACTGCTCGGCGGTGATGTCGAGCGGGAGATCGGCGACCTGGTGCTCCGACCAGTGCGCGATCGACTCTGCCAGGCTCATGCTCCGACCGCGACGGCCTCGCACATGTCGTTCCACCACTCGCGCGACCACGGCTGGCTTGCGTCGGGCACGTATCCGATCCGTTCTGCCACGAAAGTCTTGACGGGATTCCTCTGTGCCCACTCGACGAACGGCACCGGAAATCCGCGTTTGTCACGGCGCGCCAGGATCGCGAACGGGACGTCCTCGCGCACGGCCGCGCGCAGCATGTCCTTGCCCACCCGCTCGATCGCCGGCTGCTGCAGGACGTACTCGACGACACGCTGGTCGGTCATCGGCGCAATCGCCACGAGATTGAAGGCGGCGTTGATTCGCTCGTCCAGCTCGAGGAGCGCGAACAGGTGCTCCCACTCCCGCTCGAGCGCCGCCTCGAGGTCGCGCGGGTAGTCGTCGGGCAGGACGAAGTCCTCGTAGCCCACCGGCAGCTCGCGGCCGGCCACTCTCATGACGCGCGCGTAGCCGCCGAAGAGCTCGTCTCCTCCCTCGCCAGACAGGATGCGCTCCATGCCCTGGCCGCTCACGTAGCTGGCCACCATGTACTGGCCGAATGCGCCGGGGCCCTCGGTGGTTGCTCCCGTCTCGTGGACGAAGTCGTCGAAGTGCTCGACGAAGTCGTCCGGCGTGATCTGGATCTCGTGGTGTTCGCGCATGCTCCCTGCCGCGATGCGTGCCCACGGCCGCTCGTCGTAGGCGTCGCCTTCGTACCAGCCGGTGAACGCGGGCAGGTGGGCCGCGAACGCCGCCACGGTGGACGAGTCGACTCCTCCTGAGAGGAGCACGCCTGTTCGGACTGCCGGGTCGATCGCGTCGCGCACTGCGTCGCGGATCAGGTTGCGCAGGTGCCTCGGATCTGCCTGCATGGTCATCCTTTCAGTGCGAGGTGCGTGTACGTCTCGGCGACCCCGTGCTGCTCGTACCAGCGTACGGCGGCCGCCACTCCCTCCTCGAGCGGCGTGGTCGGAGTCCAGCCCAGCTCGTCTGCTGCGCGCCGTGGGTCGAGCTCCATCTTGTCCACGTCGTCGGGGGGAGGCGGGATCTCGCTCGCCGACGCGTGAACCTGCATGGCGTGCGCGACGGCGTCGTAGAGCTCTCGGATGCGCAGTGCGCGCCCGGAACACACGTCGTAGAGTCCGCTCGCGCGCTCGTCGTGCGCGACGACATCAACCAGGTCGATCAGGTCGTCCACGTACACCCAGTCCCGCTCCGTGTCAACGACCGTGCAGGGCTGGCCGGCGTCGAGCCGCTTGTAGAAGGTCGGGATCGGGCCGGACAGGTTGCGCGGGCCGTACACGTTGGCCAGGCGCAGGACGACGTACGGAGCTCCGCTGAACTCGAGGTAGTGCTGGCCGGCGATCTTGCTGGCCGCGTAGCTCGAGACCGCTGGCAGCGAAGTCTGGAAGTAGATGACCCTGGCCCCCCAGGCGACCGCGGCGCGTGCGACCATCGCCGTCCCGACCGTGTTGGTCGAGATGTCGCGCCGCCAGTCGCCCGGATCCGAGTACGACGCGGCGCAGTGGACGATGAGCTCGGCCGCTGGCATCGCCCCGACGAACCGCACGTCCGTCTCGACCACTGGTGCCGTCCAGCCTGCGACCGTGTCGCGCCGCCCGGTCAGGAACGTGTCCAGGCCGCGCACGTTGTGTCCGCTCCGGCCGAGTCGCTCGCACACGTGCGAGCCGATGAACCCGGCAGCACCCGTGACGAGCACCCTCACTTGATTCCCCACTGCTGGAAGGTGATGCCGCGCTCGGCGAACGTGCGCTGGTAGTAGGGGTCAGTGCTCGACGCAAGTCCGATGTGGTCGATGCAAGGCCGGAGCACTCGCTCCCACCTGTAGCCGTGCTCGAGGACGCGCTGGCTGACGATCGAGTCCTCGAACGGAGCCTCCGTCCACGGACGTTCGTCGTAGCGCAGCCCCTCGTCCCAGAGCTGGCGACGGACGACGCAGTTGCCGCCGACGGCAGCGTGCGGCCCCTCCTCCTCGAGCGTGCGCATGCCCAGCTGTCCGAGCGTCGGGTCGCTGAACCGCTCCACGACTTCGTCGCACCAGCCTGGGTGGTAGTACACGTCGTTGTCTGATCGGTGGAGGAGCGTGACGCGCTCGTCCGCGAGCTCCCACCCGCGGTTGGTCGCATAGCCGGGGTAGCAGTTCCGCGGCAACATGAGCACCTCGTCGAGCCGGCCGTCCGTGAACGCCTTGTCCAGCCAGCGCCGCACGTCGTCCGAGGAGCCGTTGTCGACCACGACCAGGTGGTGCGGCAGCGTGACCGTGCGCAGGTACGACTTGACCGTGCGCTTGAGCAGGTGCGGTCGTTCGTAGGACACGAGCACGGTGTGCAGGACGTGGGTCACAGCAGCACCACGCCGATCCCGCCCCACGGCGCTTCGCGGTCGGCCACGATCTCGAGCGTGCGGTGCTCGGCCCTGATCTCCTCCCAGAGCAGTCCGACCTCGATCTCCGGGTGGACGTCGGGACGCAGGATGATGTCGTGGAGGCAGACGACTCCTGGCGAACTCGTCAGCGCGCGGTAGTTGCGCCAGTCCCACTCGACCTCCGAGTAGTAGTGACCGGCGTCGATGAACGTCCAGTCGTACGGGCCGAACGCGGCCGCCTTCTTGACGGTCTGCTCGGCGTGGGAGTCGCCCTCGATCGGGATGACCTCCACGTCGTCGTTTCGCGGCCACTCGTAGTACAGGTGGCGGTTGTCCACGCCGGCCGCGTAGGAGTCAACCGATACGACAGTCGTCCCGGCCCGTGCGTTTTGGAGCCAGTGGTAGAGGGTGCCGCCGTGGTAGGTGCCGACTTCGAGGACGCGCCGCGGCTCGAGCCGGTCGAACAGCTGGAGCAGCGTCTCGAACTCTCGCTGCCACTGCAGGATCGGAACGGGAGCGGGCGGCCCGATACCAGGCTCGAGCGCGCTCACGACACGACCGGCTCTGGCTGTCCGACGATCTCCCTCACGACCTCCTGGTAGCGCTCCTGGTTGGCGTCGAGCAGGCGGAGCCGCTCGTCGTCCACCGGCCCGCTCGTGGTCGACACCATGTGGTGGAGCATGGGCAGGCGCACCTCGCGCAGCCGCATGCCGGCGGCCCGAGCGCGAACGCACAGGTCGTTGTCCGTGAAGTACCCAGGCTCCTCGTAGTCGTCGTCGAACGGCCCGAACTGTGCGAGCTCGTCGCGCAGGCCGCCCATGCACCAGCCGTCCAGGTACGGGTACGGCTTGCCGTCCACCCAGCCGTGGTCGTCGTAGCGCAACTGAGCTCCGACCAGCACTCCCGGCTCCATCTGGTCGGCCAGTCTCTTGAGCCAGCCTGACTCGTCGGCCGTGACGTCGTTGTTCAGGAAGAGCACGGCGTCGCCCGTCGTCTCCTCGAAGCCGGCGTTGCAGCCGGCGGCGAATCCCAGGTTGTGCTTCTGGCGCACGACGCGCAGGTTCAGCTTGTTCGCGACGAACCTGAGCGGCGGCGTGGAGGCGTTGTCGACGACGATCACCTCGTGCGGCGTCTCGCCGCGGAGCGCGCCGTAGAAGTCGCCCCACAGCTCGTGGTGGTCGAGCCAGGGCACGACGATCGAGACCTTCACGACGCGACCGCTTCGAGCTTGAGCGGAGCCACCTCGCGCGGCTTGGTCAGCTCGTCCATCACCGGCACCCAGTGCTCGGCCGTGACGCGCTCGACGTCGTACTGCAGGGCGAACTCGCGCGCCTGGTCTGCCAGACCGCCTGCCTTGTCGTACGCCTCGAGGAGCGCGTCGTAGATCTCTGCCACTGATGGGCACTTGTAGAACGCACCGTGCGGCGGATCATAGAACGGGTCGCCCTGGACGAGCCACCCTGCGCCGCAGAGCTCGGTCATGGCCGTCCAGTCGGTCACGATCACCGGGCAACCGCACGACTGCGCCTCGACGATCGGGATGCCGAACCCCTCGCCGTAGGACGGGTTCGCCAGGACGTCGAACGCGCTGTACATGGCGGCCATCTGCTCCTCGGTCGCGCCGAGGTGGTAGGCCAGCTGGTTGGTGCTCCCGATCCGCTCGCGCGGGATGCCGCACACCTCCGCAAGCGCGAGCAGGTTGATGCCCTTGTCCATGCCGTGGATCTCAGAGTGCAGGTAGAGGAAGGCGTCGTGCTTGACCTTGAGCAGCTCGCTGAACGCCTGGAACACCTGCGGGAACGCCTTGCGCGGAGGAGCGTCGCCCTTGTTGTTCGCGACCATGCCGACCACGAACGCGCTGGGCGGGATGCCGAGCGCCTCCCTGATCTCGAGCCTGTCGCCGTCTGGCCAGCGCCGGAACGTCTCGGTGTCGACGCCGTGCGGCACGTACAGCGCTTCGATCTCCGAGTTGGCCAGCTCCTCGAGTCCGTACTTGCTCATGGCGATCGCTCGAGCGCCGCTGCGAAAGAAGTACTGGAGCGTGCGCGGCTGGACTGGCCAGTGGTCGATCGGGCACCAGCTCGCAACGTCCAGGTCGCGCCAGCCCAGGCCGGTCGCCCACACGTCCATCAACGTGATGACCAGGAGCGGCTGGCCCTCAGCCCAGTGCTTGGCGTACTGCGGAACCATGGCGCGACCGAACCGCGTGTAGTCGGTCGGGTACAGCCGGTGGCCGCGCCAGTCGAGCATCGCCCCCTCGACTCCGTAGAAGCAGCTGATCGCCACGTCGTGACCCAGCGCTGCGATCCGCGGGACGAACAGGCCCGTCTGCGCGCCGTACCCGGTCGCCGCAAACGGAGCGTTGGAGTGCCAGAGGATCTTCACGACTTGCGAGAACTCGAGCGCGTCGTCGAGGACTTGGCCGGCTCGGCGTCGTCCTCTCCGCGCTTGCGACCGGGATCGGCCGAGGCGTCCTCCACGTCGTAGTGGACGTCGAGCTCCTCGAACATCTGCTCGCGGCCCTTGAGCAGTTCGTGCCCGTGGCGCACGCGAGTGACGCCGCGCGTGACGACGTGCTCCGTGCCGTCCGCCAGGACGGTCGTGAACGTCTCGCGCGCGATGTAGATCGTGTCCTTCTTGGTTGCCATCGTGTTTCCTCCCTCGGATCGTCGTGAGGGGCGGCTCCGAGGAAAACCGCCCCTCACTGTGAGACGGAATGCAGGGGTTGCAGCACCGAGCACGGGTTTCCGTGGTGGGCCGTAGCCCCTGTGGCCCCTGCTTCCGACCTGTCGGAACTACGTGACCTTGAGCGTGCGGAACGCCTGCCAGGCGAGCACCTTGCTGGTGTTCCTCCACCAGAAGACCAGGCCCCGCTGGAGGGTCGGCCGGCGGTTGGAACCGAGCAGGTGCGGGATGACCTCCGCGTTCATTCCCACGCGGTCGGCGATCAGGAAGTTCGTGAAGTCGCCGATGGTGATGATGGACGCGCCGGACGTCAGCGCGCTCGTCATGGCCGACGCCTCGTACGTCGGATAGCCGAGCAGTGCCTCTCCGAGCGCTCCCGTCTGGGAGTTGCGGAGGCCGTCGCCGATGCGGATCCAGAGATCCGCGCCGCCCGCCGTGTCGAGCTGGCGGACGCGGCTGTACTGCAGGCGGTTGCCCACGATGCTGGCCCGCGGCCGGAACCTGGGCGGCAGCGCCGTGTCGAGGCCGTAGACGTCGCCGCGTGCGAGGGTGGTCGCTGCGGCGGTCGCCACGACCGCGGTTGCGCCTGTGTACAGGCCCTCCGGCTGGTTGGCCGCGTGCCCGATGCCGTTGACGAACTTGTCGGCCTCGAGGTCGTCCTTGGCGTCCTGCACGAGGCGCGCCATTTCGACCTGGAGACCTCCCCAGTCCTGACCGACCTCGACCGAGAACGGGATGAACACGTCCGCGCGCTCGGGGTTGGCGGTCGGCTGGCCGAGCGTCGGAGCGTCGTCGGTCGTCTCCGCTCCCTCTGCCCGGTAGTTCGCGATGACGCCGGCGGACGTGACGCCGCGCCACTCGTTCGACGTGACCGACTCCACCCGCGCGATCTGGCGGAACGGGTTGACCGATCCGTTGCTCGTCGGGATGATGGTCGGGTCGAGCTGGTACGGGACGGCGAAGCCGCCGGCCGTGGTCGTGAGCGACAGTGCGCGCTGCTCCTCCGGGGAGAGTGGCAGGCCCGCCCACATCTTGCCGAACGCGCGCGTGTACGCGGGCCGGCCGGTGGCGAGGATGCGCTTGGCGATCTCGCCCTCCGTGTCGCGGTCGAGCAGACGCGCGATGTGCTCCTGCACGTCCTCGCGGCGCGCCCGCGGGTGCGGGAACGTCGTGACGTCGACGGCGCGCATCGCGCCCTCGCGGTAGAGGACGGGCAGGTCGTCGGCGTCGCGTGCGAGCATGCGGTACTCCTCGACGGCGAAGATGTCCGCCGGGAGCTGGGAGCGCGTCGGCCGCATGTAGGCGGTTCGATCGCGCGGTGAGGCCGGCTCGACGCGGCGGCCCTCGTCGCGTGCCGCGTCGGCCAGGAACTCGCGCCTCTCGGCGTCCTCACGGATCGCCGAGACGAGCTCCTTGTGCTCCGCGGTCAGCGCGTCCCACTCGTCGCGGAGCGCCGGCTCGAGCGTGACGCCGGGGTTCTCCGCGGTGATCTCCTGGAGCCGCGCGGTCACTTCGGACTTGCGCGCCTCCAGCTCCTCGATGACTGGCATCGGAGAGCTCCTTTCGTTCGTGACGACCGGCTGGTCGTCGGCTGGCGCGCGGCTGGTCGGCTCGGAGTGGCTTGCGCCGGCTCCGTCTGACAGTGCGCTGTCTGGGTCGTCGTCTCGTGCGGCTCCGTCCTCGGGAGTGGGCGCGTCGCCCGGCTCCTGGTCGGAGTGCTCTCGATCGCTGGTGGTCACGTTCGTGGTGTTCGTGGTGAGCGTCACGTTCGGGGCGGACGCAGTCGCGGTGATCTGCTCGTCTGCGAGCCAGACCGTGGTGCTGTTCTCCGCGAAGTCCTCGCGCGCCGCCTCGGCGAACACGGTCTCGAGTTGCTCGTCCTCGGACGGCACGCTCGAGGCGGGCAGTCCCTCGTCGGGCACGTTGAACCCGCCGTAACTCGCGACTCCGACGCGCTCCGTCGGGTCGAGCGGCTGACCCGTGCGGTGGTCGATGCCGGCCGCCTCGAACAGCGCAATGCGCTCCGATTCGGAGAGGAAGTCGTCGGTCAGCGAGCGGATGCCCGCGGTGGCGCTCGCGTATGCCGGGAACGTCACCGGCCCGAACTCCATGACCTGGACTTCCTTGATGGTGCGCTCGGGCAGCGCCTTCGGGTTGGTCGCGCTCGCGCGCGGCTCCATCGAGACCTCCTCCTTCATGACGCGGAAGCGGAAGGAGGAGCCGTACTGTCCGGCCTTCAAGCCGGGGATCAGGTCGCGCACGTAGGAGGTGTCGAACAGCGGCACCGTGTAGAACGCCCCGGTCGAGTCCTCACGCACGTCCGCGATCGAGCCGAGCACCTTGTTGCCGATCGACGGGTCGCGTCCGTGCTGGAAGAGCACGCGCATCGAGTCGCGCTGCTCCCTGAAGGTCTTCTTGAACGAGCCGGGGGAGATGCGCTCCATGAAGTTGCCCTCGAAGAAGGAGTCGATCTCCGTCCACTCGTTGAAGACGGAGAAGTGTCCCTCCATGGTCGGCTGCGAGTCGCCTCCGCCGTCGCCGTCTCCTCCGTCGCCTCCGTCGCCCTCGCGGATCTCGATGCCCGGCGCGAGCGCGCGCACGAGTCCGTCTCGAGGGAACGGATCCGTCTTGCGGTCTGGTTCCTGCTCTGTCACTGCCATCGCGTCGCTCCCGGTTCGTTTGCTAGTTCGCGTTCGCGTTCGCGTCTGACGGTACGCCGTTGCTCGAGCCGTTGGCGTCGGCCGTCGTTCCCGGCGGCATGAGCTGGACGCTGAACAGCCCCGTGTGCTCGAGGAGCGTCAAGTCGCCCGCCTCGACCGCGGCCACGACCGACTGGGCGGTGTATCCCGCGTCGGTCAGCTGCCTGATCGCGATCGACTTCGTCTGGATGATCTCCGCGGCGTCCTTCTCGTCCTCGCGCAGGAAGGGGATGTGCCGTGCGTCGTACCAGAGCCGTGCTCCAGGCGGCATCGTCCGCACGAGCTTCTGCGTCGAGCCGGCCATGTTCTGCCAGAGGTGGTGCATCGTGCCGTCGGCGAAGCGCCTGCGCGCCTGCCCGTAGTTGGAATAGGTGGCCGCCTGCAGCCCCTCGGAGAGTCCGACGATCACGGGCGGGACGCCGGCCGCAGCAGCGATCCTCGTCTCGCCCGCGCCCTGCGTCGCCTTGAAGTCGACCTGCCGGAAGTTCGCGCCGACGACCTCGGGCTTCATGCCCGCGCCGAGGAACAGGGTCTTGTAGCGGTTCTCGAGGCCCTCCTCCTGCTCGCGGAAGAGTCGCACCCACGCCTCGAAGTCCTCGCGCTTGATCGCGGCGTCCATGCTCACGACCATGTTCGGCGTCGCGCCCTGCTCGAAGAACTTGAGCTTGTGCCGCGTGGTCGCCTTGTCCGCCATCACCTCGTCCACGATCGGCTGGAGCCAGCTCATCCCGCGGAACCACGCAGACGGGTCGGGCACGGGGGCGAAGTGCGCGACCTGGTTGGCCAGGAGCGGCACGGAGTCCTTCCCCGAGCCGGGGCCTCCGGGCTGGTAGATGTAGCCGAGCACGCGCGCGTCCAGGTCGCCGAGCTCCACGTCCCGATCAGTCGGACTCCCGACGACGATCGACACCCAATCCGGTCGCAGCCGGCGGATCTCGGCCTGGCGGACGGTCGCGAAGTGGTTGCCTGACAGGTCGGCGTCGGTGATCATCCTGCTCAGCCAGTCGCCGGTCGTCGCGCCCTCCCACGGCGTCTCGAACAGCGCCAGGTCGCGGTTGCCGAACAGCTTGCCAGGCTGACCCTGGTTCATCTGCTGGAACTGGAAGCGCGCCTGGCTGAACAACGCGAAGCGCGCGAGCATGCACGCGAACACGACGCCGTTGCGCTTGTACGCACCCTGGACGAACCCCTCGAAGTCGCGACCGATCTGCTCCTCCGCGCCGCCCAGCGTCTGACTGCCGAGCAGCTGGTAGAGGTTGCCCTGGTAGTTGAACAGCGCCGCGTAGTCGTCGAGCGACAGCGGGATGTCGCGCTCGCCCATCAGGCGGCGGAGTAGGTTCACGACGACCTCCCTCTGTCAGCTCGAGCGGGCGGGGGTGTTACTTGTCGTCCGTCGGGCCGATCGGCACGGACGGGTGGAGCCAGATGCCGGCGATGACCAGGGTCAGGCCGAGCACGCCCGTGACGGCGTCCTGCTGGGACTGGCTGAGCTCGACGCCGAACGCCGCGAGCAGCGCGTAGAACACGCCGGCCGCGCCGACGATCACCGTCCACGTCGCGAGGATCTTGGCACCCATCACGCCTCCTTGTCGAACCTGTCGAAGTCGATCAGCAGAGCGCTTGCCGAGAGCACGAGTCCGGCGAAGACGAGCGAGAGCGGCCAGTAGATGGCCGCCAGGCCGACGGTGAACAGCGCGCAGCCGACCGCGAGTGAGAGCAGGCGCAGCCCGACGTTGCTCACGGCCGCCTGCCCAGGTGGAACAGGCCGCAGTGCGCGCACCTGTACGCGCGCAGCTTGCGATGAGCTCCGTGGCGTCGAGCGACGCGCTTGGCCCTTCCCTTGTTCGAGAACGCGACCTTGCCGCGGCACTGACGATCCTCGTCGTCCACGAACGTGTTGGTGATCTCGGTCACAGCTGCGGCACCCCGAACACGGCGGCCGTCAGCTGGCCGAGCACCCAGCCCAGGACGAGCCACGCCCACGCGGGCATCAGGCGAACACCGCCATCGGCTCGATCGACTCGTCGGGCAGCTCGTGCGTCGCCCCCCAGCAGCCCATGACGCAGGCCGCCAGCGCGTCGATCGGTCGCTCGCTCTTGATCTTGGACACCTTCCACCCCCGCTCCGTCTTGACTCCCGCGGCCGCCTGGACGTGCGCTCGCAGGACTCGATCGCCCGAGTGAAGGATGCGCGGCGTACGGCCCTCGTGGATGCGCCCGTAGAAGTCGTCCCAGCCCTCCTGCATCGGCGGCGACCCCTGGTGCATCTCGACGACCACCAGCCCGTCCTCCTCGGAGAGATCGGTGGCCTGTTGGTAGAAGTAGCGCTCGTCGTAGAACAGTCCGCGCACCTGGTACGTCGGGATCAACACGTCGCGGACGAAGTCTCGAGCGTCGTCGTTGTTCAGCCGGCCGCCGACCAGCACGTCGTGGGCGACCTCCGGGCGAGTGCTCCACACCCTCGAGCGCACGACCAGCTGCCCGAGGTCGTTCTCCCACACCCAGGCGATGGACGTCGTGTCTCGAGTCCGAGCGCCGTCTGCCGCCAGGGTGACCGTCGCGCCGTCCGGGATCGGTTCCCGGTCGCGACACTCGTCCCAGGCGTCGTCCGAGATCCAGCGGGCGGCTCCTCCGCCTCGCCGGTTCCCGTACAGCCTCAGCTTCGTCGGCGTGTCCTGCTTCGGGTCGGTCAGGTCGCGCCTGATCCGCTCCGGCGTTCGCCAGGGTGCCGGGTTGGCCAGGACGAAGGCGTCCACGTCGTCCACGGTCGCCTTCGCCGCGATCGCGTAGCGGAAGATGAGCAGGCCCGCCTCGAGGTTGCGGTGGACGGTCAGCCCCGGCCGGCGCTGCTCCACCTCCGTCGCAGGGTGGTTCTCGACGCGCTCCATCAGCCGCGCCAGCTCGTTGTCGTCGCCGTCGCCCTCCGTGCTCATGAAGATCACGAACGGGTCGGAGCGCCCGCCGCCGGCCGTCGTCAGCGCCTTCCAGTTCTCGACCTGCTTCGGCGTCTTCCAGGCGTGGAGCTCGTCGCAGAACACGACGTGCGGGTCGAGGGAGTGGTTGTTGTCGCCGTCTCCGGCGACGCGCATGATCGTGCCGCGGATCGAAGGACAGACGATCGTCGAAGTCGAGGGGACGAACATCTGGCGCAGGAGCCGCGACCCGTAGCGAGGGTCGTCCACGAACGATCGCGTCGTGTTGTACAGCTTGCCCGCCTGATCCTTCACGCCGGCCGCCTGGATGACGTCCGGCGCGTGCTCCCCGTCGGCCGGCGAGCCGAAGTACAGGCTCAGCACAGCGCCCGTCGTCGTCTTGCGGTTCTTGCGTGGGATCACGAGACCGACCGTCGTGAACAACCGTCGGCCCTCGTCGTCGCACGCAAGCCCCTCGTCCAGGATCTCGCGCTCGTGCTCCTCCAGCTCGTACGGATCGCCGAGCCGCGGCCCGTCCGCATCGACCTCGCCCAGCTGCGTGTACCGGCAGTAGGTGCGCGCGAACCTGGCCACGTGGTCGCCGGGCGACACGAGCTCGTAGCGCTCCGCCAGCTCCGGGTGGAGACGCGCCACCCTCGGCGACACGCCGATCAGCTTCGCCGTCTCCTCGACGGGATCGTCGGCCGGCGGCTGCTCGTTCTCGCGCGCCAGCTTGCGCCGGAGCCGCTCCTCGTCGGTCAACGGCTTGGCACCAGCACCCTCGCGCCGGCCGCCCCACGACTTCGTCGCCTCCGCCGTCTTCGCCCTAGCCACGCAGCAGCTCCTCGAGTCGGCGCTGCTCAGCCAGGAGCTCGCGCTTGAGCTTCGCCACGTTCATCGGGGCCAGCTTCCACTCCGAAGCGAACGCGGCCGCCAGCACGGCGGCGCTCACCGTGTGCTCTCCGGCAGCACGGCGGCGCAGCGACTTGATCCCGGCGGCAAGCGCGCGTTCGTAGTTGGTGGGCACGGCAGGCCCTCCTCCGTTGAACATGACCCCATGGAAAATCGCCTGGCGTGGGCTGCCGAAGCACGATGTCGTCTCGCGCGACACCCCCGCCCCCCCGTACTCCACGATCATCGCGGCCTGTGAGCTCGTGGTGCGTCGATCGTTCCGTGTTCGCTTCGTGTGACCGTGACGCAGTCGTCTGGTGTGGCACGGTAGTGGTCGCCGTGCAGGGCTGGGTCGAGGTGAACCGTGAGGTCGTGGGTGCTGCCAGAGAGGACACTGGCATGGCCGTCCCTCTCCAGCACCGCCTGCCTCACCCTCCGCCAGTGAGCGCTCGTACGTCCTTGCTCCTGGTTGAGCCTCGCTCTGCGATCTCGTTCTGCGAGCGCGTGGGCTGGGCAGTGCCGCGTCCCTAGCGGTACCGTCCTGCCGCACACCCTGCCCTCCGAGTCTCGAGCCGAGCAGAGGCCGTACTGGCTCATGGCTTCCTCCCCGCAAGGGCGCACTTCATCACACTACGGAGACGAATGTACTGTGCGCTCGCGATGTGACGCCGGACGTCAGGCCGGTACCACCCGGAGTTGGTCCCCCCCGAGGAACCAGGCGAGATCCCCCGGCACCTCGTTTCGTCTGCCCCCGGGGGGTCGTTCTGACGGCTCCTCCCAGTTCTGAGCGATCCACGAGATCCCCTCCTCCACCTTCTCGAGATCCACCCCCGATCGAACGACTCTGACGCGCTTGAGGGTGAGCTGGACGAGCCGCGGTCGTACGCGGGTGCCGTGGGTGTGATGGGTTCGTCCTGAGTGGGTGGACTCGAGCCGGTCGCAGTCCGGGCACTCGAGCGCTCGAGCGAACCCGCACCGTAGGTACGTCTCGGCGACGTGCCAGTAGAGGTCGGGCCTCTCGTCTCGGAGCTGGAGCCTGAGCCTGATGAGCCGTTGGAACGACGGGTGGTTCCAGGCTCGGCACATGAGTGCGAGCGGGTCGTCTCCCCTGGACTCCTGGATGCCTCGTTCGACGTCCACGTACTGGTCGAGCAGGAGCCTGACGAGCTCGGTTCTCGAGGTGGCTCGAGAGGCCGTGGTCTGGGTCACGCCGGCATCGTATCGTTCGTGCCCTCGGAGAGTCGAGAATCCCAGGTGGGATTCATCCGGGGTTCGGCGTCCGACCTCCGCCCGACGACGAGAATCCCGTGGGGAGAGATCTACCGATCTCTCTCCCCCCGTGGGATTCACCTCGTCTCGGCGTCGCAGAGCAGGAGGTGGCGCGCTTGGAATCCCGCGAGAATCCCAACTGGGAGTCACATAGTTACAGCGTGTTACTAAGTCGTCCCGGGGCCGGTCTGCTAGAGTCGCTCGCCTGCCGCCTCGTCCGACGACCACCCACCCACCGGACTGAGGACGGGGCGGCTCTTTTCTCCGAGGGCTGGAGGTGGGTGTGAACGATCCGGTGGACGTCCTGATCAGGTTCCCTGGCAAGCGCAAGCGTCCGGTCGTGCAGCACGCCGACCCGGAGCTCGCGCTGGCGCACTCGGCGGTTCGCCTGCACGACGAGTTCTCCTGCGACGACTGCGACGCCGTGGTGGCGAGCGGGTGCGTGCACATGGCCGAGGCGCTGGCGTGGTGCGCGTGGCAGGACGCGCTGCGCGCACTCGAGGAGTGGGAACGAGACCACGAGAGAGGAGCGCGATCGTGAGACCGGAGGTTACGGGGAAGGTGGACGTGAGGGGCGCGGCGGAGTTCGAGGTGCTCAGGATCGAGACGAAACGCAAGCTGCGTCTGTTCCGCTACCCTTCCGTGCTGGTGAGGATGCGCATCGGCGAGGAGACGTCGGAGCAGTGGCTGGCGGTCGGCGACTCGTTCCAGGGGCACCTCAGCATCGACTTCTCGCCGATCCAGTTGACGGAGTCGTGACCTGCTCGTTCGTGGTCGGGTTCCTGGTCGGCTCGTGCGTGTTGGCGCTCCTGGTCGCGCGTGCGATCGCCTGGGGGTCGAAGTGACGCACGATCCGAGGTCGGGAGAACCGCAGGAGGCCGCAGCTGACCGACGAATGACGTGCTGGGTGCCGTCCTGCACGCGAACGCACCTGCTCGGCAGGGACGGCGCGGGTTGGTGGTGGTGCTGGCAGCACTGGTGGACGCACAGGCTGCGCAGACGCGTGTTGCCTGTTGAGGTGCGCTGGTGAGCGCGGCAGGAGAACGAGTGCGGGAGGCGGTCGATCGCAGTTGGCTGGCTTCACACTGGGATCTTCCCTACGAGGAGCACGTAAAAGACATGGCCGCTCTCGCCCGTCTGGAAGCCGTAGCAGCGAAGCTGATCCAGTACGACGACGCCGTCTCCCGGTGGGACGCGATGAGCGCACGCGAAGACTTTGCCGCGAAGCACGCGGTCGGTGAAGAGGCAAGCGCGTTTCTGCTTGAAGCGATCGCTGCGGCCCGCGCTCTCGATGAGGAGCAGGCGTGACCGGCCCCGGCAAGCGCAAAGGCGACCGGGCAGAGATCGAGGCCCGGCCTGGACTGGTGGTGGAGGCTGTGAGCGCGGCAGGAGAACGGGTGCGGGAGGCGCTGTTCTCCCGTCCGCATACGTACACCAAGACCTACTTGGACGCCGTGGCCGATCTCGCCCGTCTGGAAGCCGTAGCAGAAGCAGCGCGCAACGTGGCATACGCAGGCCACTACCGAGTCTCAAACGAAACAGCTCTGCTCTGGGATGCCCTCCGCGCTCTCGATGAGGAGCAGGCGTGAGCGCGGGCGCACAGGACGTGGAACTGATCCGAAAGGGTCTGTGGGCGAACAACGGCCGTGATCGTGACCGAGGCGAGAAGGCGCTAGACCTTCTTCTTGAACGCCAGCAGCGGCAGGACGAGGAGATCGAGCGGCTGAAGACGCCCGCCTGGGATCGACTTGCGGCGAAGGAAGTCAAGAGGCTTGAGGCCAGGGTGCAGCAGCTAGAGGCGCTGATCTCCGAGCATCACGCCGTCGGCGTCATGGACAACGCGCTCGTGGGGGATAAGTGCCCCGTGTGCGCCAGTGCCGCCCTGGACGATCCCGCCTACTGGCCCGGTCAGGCTGACTACAAGGGGCCGTACCCGAAGGCACCCGACCAATGAGTCCCCGCTGGCTACTCATGGAGTTCTTCGGCTACTGGGACAAACCCGGATTTGAAATCGCCATCACAGACACCACGGGAGCGTTCTTCCTATATCCAGGAGGCAGCGCGACGTGGCAGATGGCCCAACACTTCCTGCTCGAGTTCTCGGGGTTTACAGAGTGACCAACCCGCAGCCGGCTACCAGCGTTACTGACATACTCCACCCGACGCGCAACCAACTCCTCGAGCGCGCCGCCGTCCAGGCGCGCCAGTTCAGGGCGGCTCAGAAGTCGCATCCGTCCACCCCCCACCTGCGCCAGTGCGCGACCGACCTGGACGCGACGCTGGCCTTGCTCGAGGAGGAGGAGTGAGAAACCGACCGCTCACGATCGCGTTCGTGGCGCTGGTCGTCCTGGCCATGTGGCTCGGTCAGCACTACACCTACTAGGAGGAGGTCGTCGTGAAGGAGATGATCGCAGCAGTCGTCGCGCTCGCAGTGGTCGCGCTCGCGCTACTGGCCGGCTCGGCGCAGGCAGGCCCGTCGAACTCCCTGTGCACGCGCTACAACGTCGGGCAGATCCTGGCCTGGCCGGACGGCCACTGGTATCGCTGCCGCGTGTACTACACCGGGAACGCCGGCCAATACCCCCACTACGGCTGGATCGACCTCGGCATACCTGCGAGCGCAGAGGTGTGAGTGTCGCGCTGTTCTGCGAGAACCTGAGCTCGTTCCCGGCCGATCGGATGGTGCGCCTTCAGGAGCGCCTGCGCCGCGAGAACCTGCCGCCGATCGAGGCCGTGTACGCGCTCGTGTGGCCGGACTACAGGCCGCCCAACCCGCCCGTGCCCCAGGAGAACCGTCGCGCGTGGGCGAGGTGGCGCGCGGACGCACAGGTGCCCTTGTGGGCCTGGCTGAACATCGCAGACGGCGACGCTCTCACCCAGGCGGTCGCGATCGCAAGCCTGGACAAGTCGTTGAACCCGTCCGGCTGGATGTTGGACGTCGAGGGCGACTGGTCGAAGGGTGCCCCCCTCAGCGCGCTCGCAAACGCGGCCAGGGACACCGGCAAGCCGCGCCGGGCGACACTGGCCGGCTCGAGCGCCAGCCACGTCGAGTACGACTATCGCGCGCTCGACCTGACCGGCTTCCAGGTGTCGTGGCAGTGCTACTTCGACACGGGCGAGGGTCCTCCCCCGCCGGACGGGATGCGCGAGCTCTACCAGTCGTCGTTCGTCCTGTCGGGGTGGCAGTATCGTGCGCACGTCGGGAACGTCTACGGCTGGGGACGGGTGTCCGTGTCGGGTCTCACGGCTCGCTACGACTCGTTCAAGCACAAGTTCGACACGTTCTTTCCCGTGGCGCTCCGCGACCCCGACCCCTCTCGCAACTGGGGCTACAGGGTCGTGTCGCGCGACCTCTGGCGGCGCGACGAGGGCGCGGGCAAGCTGGTCGGGCTGCTTATGGGACGCGCGGAGTACAAGCGCATGCGCTGCGGCCTGGACATGACCCGTCCCGTGTCGCTTGCGCGTCCCGTGGACGAGTGGACGGCGATCGCGGCCGGCGCGAGGGTGGCCGGCTCGAGGAACCGTCCGATCGACGTGTACCTGGCGGAGCGCGACAACCCGGACTGCGACCGGATCGTCGCAGTGGCGCGCGGCGCTGCCTAGAGTCCTCCGTCAAAACGGGATGTCGTCGTCGGTGATGTCGTCGATCCCGCGCGGCCTGGACTGATCCTCGCGGTGCCACAGGCTGAACGCGCGGCCCTTCCCCTTGTTCAGCACGACCTTCTCCGAGATCAGGCGGTCGCGGGTCGAGCGCACGAGCTCCTCGCGCCCCTTCACGGCTTTCTTGAGGTCGTTCCACGTGCAGCCGCCGTTCTTGAGGACGTAGGCGGCCATCGAGTCGTAGATCGCCTCCGGCGTCAGCTCCTCGCGCTCGTCCACCTCGAACGACTCGCCCTCCGTCCAGTTCAGGTGGGTCGTCTTGAGGTGGAGCGCGCTCGACCACCGGCACTTCTGCCAGTGCATGCGCGTGCGCCCGTGGCCGGCGGTCTGGACGTGGACGAGCGTGTCGGGCACTCCCTCCCACGCGCCTGAGACGCGCCCCGCCTTCGACTCGTGGTGGACGAGGACGACCGTGAGCGGCGTGTCCAGGCGACGCTGGACGTCCGCGACGTGCGCTGCGAACCCGCCGACGTCCTCGAGCGACCCCGCCCCCGACATTCCCAGCCTGGTGAGCGGGCCGGCGACCAGGATGTCCACCTCCAGGTCGCCCAGCGTGCGCACCAGCTCGGCACGGTGGAGCTCCTCGCGAAAGTCGAGCCCCTGCCACGGCTCCTCGAGCACGACGACACGCTCGCCGACGCCGTTCCAGCCGTGCTCCAGCTTGGCGCGCAGCTTGAGCCGGAACATCGGGCGCGGCCCCTCGTTCTCGACGAGCGCGATCCTGAGCTCCCTGCTCGGCTCGACGAGTCCCAGCCACGGCTTGCCTGACGCCAGGTGGCAGCACATGTCGACGCACAGGGTCGTCTTGCCAGCGCCGCCGTCTCCGTAGACGATCACGAATCCGTCGGCCGGGATCACCGTGCCGCCGTCCGCGTCCACGGCCAGGGGCGACGACGCCTGCTCGTCCACGCTGGCGAACGAGCTCATGGTCACCCAGCGCAGGAGTCCCGCCTCGGTCTCCGGGTCGAGCGGCAGGAAGTCGTCAGCTCCGAGTCCTGCCGTCACGTGGTCGTGCGGATCCTTCCCCGCCCCTGAGCGGACGAGCTCGACGGTGCAGGCTGCCTCCTCGAGATCCTCGATCAGCGAGCGCGTCACCTCTTTCGCGTGCGCTCGTCCGGCAGGGTCGTCGTCCGCAACCACGACGACACGCTCCGCGCCCATCAGCCAGCGGTTGTAGGTGCGCCGCCACTTGCCCGCCCCTCCGGGGTTGCACGTCGCGACCAGTCCGATGCGCTCGAGCGCGTGAACGTCCTTCTCGCCCTCGGTGACGTAGACGGTACCGCCTGAGCGCGCCGCCTCGAGCACCTCGGGCAGTCGGTACAGGACGCGCTCGACGCCCTCCAGGTTCCACTTCCAGCCGCTCTTGGTCGACGGGTCGGGACGGCTCTGAGAAAACTGCTTGTCAGCTGTGCGGCACACGCGGAACAGGAGCTTGCGTGCGGCGTCGACGTACTCGTACGTCGCAACGGCAGGCCCGCGCGGAGTCCACTCTCCCGCCCCGGGATCGTCGGGCATGAATTCGCGCGGCTCGAGTCCTACCGCCTCGCAAATCTGCTCGAACGTGCAGCCCCTGGAGCGGCAGTTGACGACCACGGCCGTCGTGTCTCCCTCCGCTACGTCCAGGCTCGGCTCGTGGTCGTCGTGGGCGGGGCACAGCAGCCGCGTGTTCCGTCCGACGCGCCGGCCGCCGCGGCCCGTGTGCGCCTCGATCGCGTCGATCAGGTCGGCTGCGGTGAGCACGTCAGCGCCCAGCGCTCGGACGAACGAATGCGGTCATCCGCACCCCTCCGTTTCTCGTCCGAGGTTGTCGACGTCGCGACGCTGGAGGAAGCCTCTGTAGATTCGCTCGTCGGTGTCGCGCTGTCGCTTGCGCGCGTCCGAGACGCGCTCCTTCACCAGCGCCCGGTAGCCGGGCACCGTGCTGAGCCAGTGGAGCTGGAGCGAGTGGTACGCGCTCCTGAGCTCCGGGTCGGAGCGCACGTCGGGCGGCACGTTCCCGTTGGCAGCGCGCTCCTCGTGGAGCCTGCGCGTGTGAGCTCGAGTGTGAGCCTCGTGTCCGTTCGGGGTCACGCGCGTATCCGCCCGCCGTGCCAGCCGTGCTTGCGCCGAGACGACTCGCGTCCCACGCACGTCGGGCAGGCCGGGTCGTACTCGTCGATGGGTACGCCGCACCTCGAGCAGTGCTCGGCGTTCCGAGGGTTCGGCCTGGGCGGCGGCCCGTCTGCGAGTCCGAGCGCCGACCGGCAGCACCAGGTCGAGCAGTACGGGTCGCCGTGGAGGAGCGCCACCTGGGGAACCAGCTTGTCGCAGCCGTCTCGAGCGCAGACGGCACGATCTCGTGGCTCCTCTGGCGGCTGTTCAGGGGTGCGACTGCTCACCTGCACCCCCGTGCCCGACACGGCGAGAGCCTGCGAGATCGTGTCAGAACCCCGGCGGCCAGGCAAACGAGTCCGGCATCAGGGCGATCAGGCAGCGAGCGGGCCTCTCGCGTGCTCTGAGCAGGACGCCGTCCTCCCTGGCCGCCTTCGACGCGCCGCAGTCGAGCGGATCGGCTGCGCCGCACTCCTCGCACCGCGGCGGCGGTTCCTCGAGGAATCCAAGCTGACGAGGCTCGTCCACGGGTCACGTGATAGCCCGCACTCGGATCTCGTACTGCTCAGGCTCGCCGTCGTTGCCGATGTACTTCTGGCCCTTGCTGTTCGTCTTGTAGACGACCGCGCGCACGCTGCCCGGCACCCACTCGATCAACGCGACGTTGTTCGGCTCGCAGCCCAGTCCGCGGCACGTGGCCGCGATCAGGTCGTGTAGGTCGAGGATGCCGTCGCGCTCGACATTGAGCGCTCCGCGCCGGCGCTCCAGGTCGTGGCACCAGGTGACGTACCTGCCGAGCCACGCACGTACGGCGATCACGAGCGCTGCTCGAGCGAGTGGACGTCGATCGTCTTGGTCTGGTGCAGCTGCGCTCCGCGCTTGGCCGTCGCCTTCTTCATTGCGAAACTGTTCGAGCGCACGACTCCGGTCACGAGGAACTCGACCTCCTGCCCCTCCTTGAGCTCCTTGAACATGTCGACGTCCGACACCTGCCAGCGCTCGAGCTGGACTCCGCCGCCGAACGTCACGCGGATCGCGTCCACCCTCCTGCCGGAGTGCTCGAGCACGAGCGCCGGGTCGTCGTAGATGGATCCGTCGAACATCTCGTCCTGGGCGTCGTCGTCCAGGTGCTCACGGTCGGGCATCTTGCTCCTCCTCGTCTCGTTCGGTGATCAGTCGGGCCGCCCGCGCGATGCAGTACGCGGCCGCTGCGTCGTCGGTCACTTCGTCGTTCTCGAGCAGCTTCCAGCCGTCGGCCAGCGCCCACTCACGGTACTCCGGCGGCTTGCAGTTGCCGCCCAGGCCCAGCGCCTTCTTCCACTGGTGCGGCGTCACTCCCATGACGTCCACCTTCATCGGGATGCGGACGATGATCGCGCCCAGCACGCGGTTCAGGTAGCGCTCCGCGTGGCCGTGCGGGATCTCGATCGCAACCAGCCTGGCTGGTTCCCAGAAGTAGGCCATCGGGCCGGGCACGGCCAGCTGGACGTTGCGCGTGCGTTCCCAGGAGCCGCTGGCGACGTTCGTGCGCAGGCCGAACAGCGGGAACGAGAACCAGCGCGGCTCGACCCAGCGCGGATCGACGAGCTCTTCGATCGCAACGACGTCGACGCAGTTGGTCGAGTAGTCCACTCCCATGACCTGGCTCACGGCCGGTACGCCCTCTGCGCGACGCGGCAGGCGAAGCAGCGAGCGCACCTGTCGAGCACCTCGCTGTACGCGCACCAGCGATGACCGAACAGCGAGCACAGGACGCGTCTCATCGCTTCACCGCCAGCCACGCGCGGAACGGCCCCCAGGCCCAGAAGCAGTCGAGCTCGTCGAAGCCGGCCGCCCGGAGCATGGACTCGTTCCACCCTGCGGTGAGAGGCACGAGCACTCCCTCGAGCGCAAGCCGCTTTCGGTTCACGTCGTCCGGGTCGTAGCCGTTGGTCACCTTGAGCCGGTGGTAGTTCGCCTGCAGCACGTCGTCGATCCTGCCGCTCGCGCCCATCACCTTCTCCACCAGGATCAGGCCGCCCCCCCGATTCGTAGCCTCGGCCGCGGCGGAGAGGAGCTGCAGCCGGTAGTTGACCGGCACGAACATGAGCGTCAGCACGGACAGCGTGAGCGCCACCGACCTCGTGTGCGGCGGGTAGCCGGCTAGCAAGTCCCACTCGACGACGGTCGCGCTCGAGCCGAGCCGCTCACGGGCGGCTGCCAGCATGGGTTCCGAGATCTCTGCTCCCACGAACTCGATCTGCTCCGGCTGCTGCGAGTCCTCGATCACCCTGGCCAGCGCCTCGCCGCGCGAGCAGCCCAGGTCGACGACCGAGTGGAACGGACGCACGAACGCCGCAGCCACGTCGGTCACGAGCGACCGCATCTCCTCGTACTTCGGGATGCTGCGCTCTAGCATGTCGTCGAACACGCGCGTCACCTCTGGGTCGAACTCCCAGTTGTCGGCTGTGTAGCCGGTGTCGCGCGGAGTCGTCTCCTCCATCAGTCCACCCCCAGTCGCTTAGGCGGTCGATACGTCGTCTGCCAACCGCCCTCAGGCGATCGTTCGACAACAGACCACTCGTGCGCCTCCAACACCTCGCGCACGATGTCGTCCGGGCAGGCGTTGTAGACCATCAGCCCGATGGCGACCAGCGCGCCGTAGCAGCGCTCCTGCTGGCCGTCCCCCGGCGTCAGGCCCGCCGACACCTGGCCGGCGATTGCCGTCGCCAGCCAAGGGTCGAGGTGCTCGTAGGGTTCCTCCGTCATTCGCTCCTCCCTCGTCTCACGAGCTCTTGCTCGATTCTCTCGACCTGCACCTCCAGAGCGCGCACCCTGGAGCCGGCGATCGCGTCGCGGAGCACGCGCGCAGCCGCAGCGTGGACGGCAGGGTCGTTCCACATGTGGTTCACCCTGGACGGATGCGGGATCAACACCACCAGCTGGCCGTCCTGCGCGCGCGTCCACTCGAACCAGTCGAGCGTGCCGAACCTGAACGCGCTCGCGACCGATCGGCCTGCGAACAGAACCACGTCGTGCGCGCCCCACGTGCCGCGCTCGATCGCCGCAGCGGAGCGCGCCTTGGCCATGGGGAAGTCGTCGCCCTTCGGGCCGGAGCGTCCCGGGTACTCGGTCAGCAGGTTGCGGCAGTCGACCAGCTCGTGGAACGTGTCCGCTGGTACGCCGGCGAGCTCAGCCAGCAGCGTGCCGTTCGGCGCGCCCACGAACGCGATCTTGCCGCCGCTGCGTCGGCTCGGAGCCTGCCCGTACAGGATCGTCCTCACGCGCGCTTCCTCCTACGCCGCTTGGCTGCGCCGCCGAAGCCGAACACAGGCTTGCGCTTCTCGCGCTCGAGCGCCGCCTTCTGCTCCTCGTCGGTCATGTGAAGCGTGCTCGCCGCACCTGTGCCGCCGACCTTCCCGATCGGTATGTCAGTCGTGTCGTCGAACGGTATGTTGATGCGGCTCACACCAGCTCCAGCTGGTCGTCCGGCTCGAACCTGCGGCGGTACTCCTCAGCGTAGAGCTGGCGGGCGTCAGGGATCGTCTCGGCTATCAGCTGCTTGAGTCCGAGTCCGTCCTGGAACGCCTGCTTGCTGCGGCGCGTCACCTCCTCCGGCAGTAGCCCCTCGTACGCGGAGCGCAGGAGCGCCTTGTCCACGGGACGGTTGTCGAAGCAGAGCGCAGCCGGAACCGACAGCGCGAACTCGACCAGGGGCGGGTGGAGGAACGGCAGGCGGCACTCGACGCCGTGCGCCATGAACACCTTGTTGCAGCGCGCGAAGTTCTTGCGGTGCTGAGTGAGGAACAGTTCGCGGCGGTAGTGGTGCCAGTTGCGGCCGGCGTTGACCGCGTGCCAGGCGAACCCGTAGCTGCCCCACAGCTCGTCCGACCCCTCGCCGGAGAACACGACCTTGAAGCCGCGGTCGCGCATCTCACGCGCGAGCGCCAGGCACGGCCAGGCGATCTCCACCTGTGCCTTGTGCGGCATCTCGATCACGTCCACGACCTCCTCCAGGTCGCGCGCAGTCGGCGGGAACACGGACACCTCGACCAGTTCGACGTCCAGCTCGTCCGCGACCGCCCGCGCGCACCGCAGGTCGCGCGAGCGTTCGTCGAGGACAGCCGTGAATGCGACCAGGCCCGGCACGTGCTCTCGCAGGTGGAGCAGGACGGCGCTCGAGTCCACGCCGCCGGAGAGGAGCGCGCAGACGGGCACGTCGGAAATGGCTCGCTCCCGGCACCCCAGCGCGATCAGCTCTCTCGCACGACTCGCGGCCTCCTCGCGCGTTCGGATCGCTCCTGGATGCGCCGGGGTTCGATACCAGAACTCTCGCTCCAGGCGGCCGCTCGCGTCCACGGTCACCACCTCGCCAGGTTCGACCCACTCGGCCGCCGGCGAACCCGTGATCGCCTCGATCGCCTTGAGCTCAGACGCAACGACCGCCCCACCCGGTCGGCGCGCCAGGTGGAGCGGCATCTCACCGTACCGGTCGCGCGCAGCGAACAGGTGGCGGCCGTCGGACGTCCACGCGACAGCGAACATGCCGTTCATCCGGCGGAGCGCGCCCGTGCCCCACTCGTCGAGCGCAGCCGCCACCACCTCCGTGTCGCCCGTCGTGCCGAACTGGCGGCCCGCACGCTCGAGAACGTCGCGCACCTCGGCGTGGTTCCACAGCTCGCCGTTGTAGCTGACCACTGTCGAGCCGGCTCGGAAGGGCTGGTTGGAGCGGTCGTCCAGGTCAAGGATCGCCAGGCGCGTGTGGGCCAGCGCGACAGAGCCGCCAGTCCACGCGCCGCAGGCGTCAGGCCCGCGGTGGAGGAGCGCCTCGATCCCGGCAACGGCGTCCCACGCACCCACCGATGCTGCGACGCCGCACACTACTCGTCCGCCCGGAGGAGCACGCGCGCCACGGACTCCGCGACCGCGCGCATCATCGGCGGCGGCACGGCGCGTCCCATCCGTTCCCACTGCTGCCTGTAGGAGCCGGTCAACTCGAAGTCGTCAGGGAACCCGCACAGCCGCTTGAGCTCTGCGATCGTGAACTTGCGCGGCTCCGTCGGATGAGTGACCGACGCGGCTCCGAGCACGCCTCCCATCTGGGTCACGGTGGGCGACGGTTCGTCTGAGTCCGGACGGATGAGGTTCAGGTACTTGTCTGACTGGCCGCCCTCCCCGATCTCCTCCCACTCGCGCCCGATCGCGAAGCGCTCGATGTTCGCCTCCTCCAGCTCCTCCGGCGTCGGCTCGAGCCTGTGCTGGTGGATGCCGCCGGAGCCGATCCCGTCCGCGGCAATCGTCGGTGCCACGTCGTCCATGGTGCGCTCGCGCTCGGCGTGGAGACCGCCTGCACCCTGGCCGCGAAAGTGCAGTTTCCAGTCGTGCTTGGCGTCGCTCGAGACGCCGTGGCTCGTGATCGTGTCGATCGGGTCGTCCAGGCTCGGCTGGATCGGAGCCTTCCAGCTCGTCTCCCTGTCGACGACGAGCTCCACCTGCGGCCCCTCCACCTCGTGCTGATACCACGCAGCTGACTCGCCCGACGTGGCCACGCTCGGAGCAGGTGCGTCGAGCAGGAGCGACTCGCCCGTGTCCCAGCTGTTCGGGCCGTGGGACGTAGCGGCTTTGACCCTGGACAGCCAGGGCAGCGCGTCGCGAATCGAGTAGCGGTAGGTCAGCGGCTCCGGGTACCAGGTGAACGGCGAGCCGGCTGCTACGTCGTTCCGGAAGCCGACTACGATGACCCTCCGCCGGCGCTGGGGCACGCCAAGCCACTGCGCGTCGAGCACCTTCCACCAGACGCGGTAGCCGCACTCTGTGAGCGCGCGGATGATCTCGTTCAGGTAGCCGGCCGCCACGCCGATCGTCAGGCCGTACACGTTCTCCATCACGAAGGCGCGCGGCTGGAACCCGTCCACGAGCCGGACGTACTCCATCAGCAGGTCGTCGGTGCGCTGCTTCACGTCGCTGTACTTCTTCACCTCGCCCCAGTGCTTGTCGCGCTTGCCCGCCATCGAGAACGACGCGCACGGCGGAGAACCCTCGAGCACGTCGAGCTCGCCGCGCTCGAGTCCGAGCCGCTCCATGAGCAGCGCAGGCTCGAGTTCGCGCACGTCCTGGATGCCGAGAGGCACGTCGGGGAAGTTCGCGTGGTACGTGTCGGCCGCGGCCGGGACGAACTCGCTCGCGAACAGGGAACGGAACCCCGCCCACTTGAAGCCGAGCGAGGAGCCGCCGCAGCCGGAGAACGTGCTGACCACGGTCAGTCCGTTGCGCTCGACCGATCGGATCTCGTCCATGGACGGGATGCGATACGGCGGCTTGGACTCCACGAAGGTCAGCGCCGTCTGCTCGACAGCTGGCTCCTTCGCTTTCGGCTCCTCCTCCGTCTCCGGTTTGACAAGAACGGACGACATCTTGTTGTCCGCGATCCCGTGGGCCATAAGCGTCGGGGACGGCTCGTCGAACCCGTGCGTCTTGCCGCGCGAGCGCGTGCCCTTGGCGTGGAAGATGCCACCCTCGGCACCTGGCTCCTCGGTCTGCGCAGGTACTCCTGCGACGTCCGGCTGAGAGGGGGACTCCAGCACTTCCGTCGATCCCTGCTGGGGAGTTACTGGGCCGAGATCAACGGCGGACGTCGCAGGAGGGTCGGACTCCGGTGTCGGGAGCTCGAGCGCGTCGGTGTCCGGTTCCAGGAGCGACCCCTGACCTGGGGCCACACCGTTGCCTTCGCACTGACCACGCCACTTGTACTTGCAGCGCGGGCACTCGTGGTTCGTCTCGACGACGTTGGAGTCCAGGAATCCCATCAGCAGCCTCTCCCCCACGACGCGCTCCAGTGGGAATCGTCGTTGCCTGTGTACCGCGCCCAGCCGCCCGCGATGGCCTGCGCCAGCATCGAGCGGAACGCGGTCGTGGTCGTGTGCACGCGCAGGTGTTGCGGCACGTGGTAGCCGCGACCGACGAGGAACTTGAGACCTGCGGCGTACATGTACTGGAACGTCGTGCGCCGAAACTGCAGCGGGCCTCCGACGGTGTTCGCCCAGTAGTCGGACAGGTTGAACGGGACACCGCCGTACATCACGAACGCGGTCGGTGCTCCTCGGTTGTAGCCCTCGGCGTCCGAGCAGGAGAGCAGCCAGCTCTCGGTTCCAGGGAAGATCACCTGCACGATCCTTACCGCGGCCGGCCAGGAGCGAACGTCCTCGAGCGTCCGCTCCTCTAGCCAGCGGCGGTATCTGGCACGCGCAGCCTGCGCCCTTGTCCGCCACAGACGGGCGAGATAGCTGGGGCAGGAGAGTGCGCCTGCGTATGGCCGCGCGGTGGACGCACCCATGAGCACGTGCCAGTGGTTCGCCCAGCGCATGTACCACCTGAGTCCTGCGCGGGCACCTCTGCAGACGCGGCCATCGGCCTCTGTACGCGCATCACTAGTCGGTTGCACGGACGAGGTTTGGTCTGCGGCCCCGGTGGCCGCGTCCACAGTCGAGCCACGGAGCGTCGCGCCCGTGGCGAGTGTTGCGAGTATGACCACTCCTGCGATCACGACTCTGATGACTCCGTTCCTTCCGTCGGGGACGTATCCTCGCCGCTTGAGTCAGCGGCGGCTTGCGCCTCGGTGTCAGGCTCGGTGCGAATCCTCTTGATGCCGTCGTCGATCTCGCTAGAGCGCTTACCCAGCTCCCAGCCGACCGCGAATCCGAACTCGTGCGCGGTGGCCAGCGCAGCAATCACGACGTTGACGAGCGCGTACGGCATTCCGATCAGTCCGTACTGGTGTACGTCAGAGTTCGCCTCCTCGAGCGCCCACGTCTCGAGCGCCTCGAAGTCAACGCCGATCTCCTGCCACTTCGACTTTGCTCGAGCGCGGATCCCCTCGATGTCGAGCGCGGTCGGGTCGTCGGGAGGAGGCGTGTACAGGCCGGCCAGCTCGACGTTGTCGAAGTCCTCTGCGGTGATCACGGCTCCTCGTGCTCCTCTGGCGTAGACGCGGGCGCGGCGTACGACATGACACACGTGACCACGGCGTCGTACAGCTCTCGCGGGATGCCCTTGCTGGAGTCCTGGTCAGTCACTTCGAGGAGCACCTGGCGCACGTAGTCCTCTGGCACCTGGCGCTCGCTGATGATCGCCCACAGGCGTCGTCTCTGCGCGTCAGAGATCAGGCGAGCGTCGCCGGCGACCTGCTCTCCCACGGGCGGCGGTTCGACCTGCGGGGGCGGGGGTGCGACCGGAGGAGCGACGTCTACCACAGGGGGATCAGCTGCCGTCGGTGCCGCCCCAGTGAGCGGGGACGCCGCAGGCTCCGGTGCCGGGGTTAGCTCCCCCAGCGGTGCGGCGCTCCTGGCCGTTTTCACGGCAGGCGCGCTCTGACGTTCTACCGTTTCCAGTCCCTGCCGCAGCGAAACACCGCCCGTCTCGCCGGCGGGCACCGGCTCGTACTGCGGGCGCGGCAGAGCTCCCGCGACTCCTGTGATGAGCTCGGCCGCCTCGCGTCCGCCGGCGATAGTCATGATCTCTGGCGCGCGCACGGCCACGTCCACGACGGGCACGGGGTAGGTGGTACGCGACCCGTTCTGTACGCCGCGTCGCCAGTCGATGCGGAGAACGGCCGGGAACAGCATGCCGCGCCTGGTCGCCTCCTCGAGCAACCCCACGGTCGCCTGGAGCTCCACGGCCGCGTAGTAGCCCTTCGTCTCGAGTCGGTAGTGCCCGATTCCCGGGATCTCGGAGAGCACGACGCTCAGGCGAGAGTGCGCCGAGCACGCCTTCCCGTCGGTCGCCAGTTCGCGGCGCTCGTCGTAGACGGGACACACGCACGGCCCGCCGGAGATCTGCTCCGTGACTCCGTCGCAGCGGCGCGTACAGACCATGGGCTGGTTCTCCGCCGGCTGCGTCCACATCTCCCACCACTGCGAAAGCGCCTGCCCGGGCACGAGCAGGATCGGAAGCTGGGTCGCCTCCGTAATCACCTCGAAGAACCCCTCGCGCTCGTCCCACGGCTTCACGTCGCCGCCGTAGCGCTCGGCGATCTCGCGCACGCGCTCCTCGTCCTGGCTCGTGACGCGCCAGGTCTCGAGTCTCACGGGCAGCTTGCCGCCTCGCTTGCCCGGCTTGCTCGTTCCCATCCGCAGCCTGCCCACCTCGGGCAGTCGGCGCTGCAGGTCGATGATCGGCATCAGAACGCCTCCATGTCAGGTGGCGGAGGAGAGCCGTCGGCGAGCAGCTCCTCCCTGGTCAGTCTCATGAGCTCGCGTACCAGCGCTCGAGCAACGGGCGCAGACAACCGACCGGAGAGATCGTCAGTCAGCTGGCACGTGCGCTTGTACTCCTGGCCGATGTCGCGAATCGGTTCGTGTTGCCCCAGCTTGATCCGCCAGAGCGCGCGCACGGTCGCCACGCGCTCGACGAGCAGTTGCCCGGCCTGCAGGTCGAGCTCGTACAGGACAGACCGCAACTGCTCGATCTGTCGTTCGCTGGTCACGGCGTGATCGGCGGGCCGATGACGCGCTTGCTGACGTCCGCAGACCAGCGCGCCACCTCTCGCACGTAGAGGAACGACTGCCACACCTCGTCGTCTGCGCGCACGGGCACGAGCTGGTAGTCGTAGGGGCTCACCACGAGCACGGCTGCGCCGTCCACCTCTGGCATCTCGGCGTAGGGGGCGACGGGGTCGTACACGTAGTAGCGCCGCCCGCCCCACTCACGCTGGAGCGCCGGCGACAGGCCGACGAGCTCGGCGCGCCGATACGCAACCAGCTGGAGCGCCGTCTCCGGGTAGGGCGGGCGGTTGTCAGCGGTCGGCCTCTTGTCCGTCGTCTTGACGTCCCAGAGCAGGCGCATGTCTTGCACGACCGCGATCGTGTCGAGCGTTCCCGCGTAGCGGTAGGTCAGGTTGTAGACGGGAGCCTCCACCATCTCGAACTTCGGAGCGAAGTCCTCGAGGAAACGGCGATACTGCTCCACGTACGGAGTCTCGCGATCGTCCTCGAGCGGCTGTCCGAGTCCCAGCATCTCTGCTGCGTCGTGGAGGTCTCGTCCGCGCTGGATCGCCAGCTTGTTCGATTCCCAGCGCGCGGACACGAGCATGCGTACGGCGTCGTCCTCCTGGCCGTTGGCGATCATGGAGCTGAGCACGGGCAGGCTCGAGACGGCCTTGCGGCCCACCTGGTTGCACGCCCACCCGATCAGGGCGTCCGGGTTCCCCGGTGCGCCCAGCTTGCCTAGCGTCGTGACTCCCCAGAGACGGTCGTCGAAGTCGCCGCGCTCGGCCGTAGGTTCACTCATCCTTGTGCGCCCTCCTGGTGGTGTTGCGAGGACTATCTCTCTGACGGCCCTGCCTGCTACCAGCGAGCCACCCTAGCACCGTTTCCACGAAGCGCCAAGCGAGTTTTCGGAACGAGCGCAAAAAAAAAGCGGGGCCCCGAAGGGCCCCGCTTGGTAGTTGGCCGCTCCGACCTACGCCGGAACCGGGTCGAACACGCGCTGCTCTGCGCGCTCCACCTTCACGAGCGTCAGGCCGCGACGCTCCAGCTTGTCCAGCTCCTCCTCGGTCTCGTCGCCCGTGACGACGTACTCGATCCGATCGGGTCGCCAGACGTGGAAGATGCCCGGCTCGAACACGGGGGAAAGCTCGCCCCCGCCTGACGCGACCAGCTCGGCCTCCGCCTCGAGGAACGACTCGTGGACGTTCCCGTCGGGAGCGAGCCAGCCGACCGGCACGGCCTTGCGGTGCGCGGTCAGCACCCACGTCTCACCTACGACGAACCCGCGCGGTACCGCGTTGAGTCGCCGGCTGAACCCCATCCGGCGTCCCTCGCTGAGCCACTCGTTCGGGCTGGCGTAGAACGACTCGCCGACCCAGAGCAGGCCGGCTCGGTCGCCCATCAGTCCCGGCTCGTTCAACGGGCAGCCGGCGTGAGGGAGATCGACCTGCGTGTGGTGGCGGCCGGCCAGGAGCGCGTCCGGCTCGACCCACGTGAGACCGCGAGCCGGCTTGACGCCGTGCCCGCAGGTCGGGCACACGTGGAGCGGAATCGGGAGCGCCAAGCACTCGACGCCGATCCCGTCGCTCATCAGGTAGATGCCGCCGGGCTTCCTCCACCCGCACCCGCGGAGGGAGTCGACCACGGTGGTGATCGTTGCCATCAGTCCTCCTTCTCTACCACCGTGCCGGTGACGAAGTCTCCGACGCGGCGGGTTGTGACTTCGATTCCGCCGCCCTTGGCGGCCGTGACGATCGCCGACCTGGCCCGCTGTACGTCGCGGAACTTGTACGGCGACTCGATCGGCAGGGACACCGCGCCGTACTCGATCAAGTAGCGCCGAATCGCTACCGCTCGCGGCTCGGGGGTCAGCCGGTCGCCGAGCGACGCCGTGAGCTCGCCCAGCGCGACCCCGAGATCCGGAACCGCGCGCACGCGCTCCACGACGTACTCGAGTGCCGTCTGCACGCCTGCTCCCTCAGCGGTCACGGCGTCGCCGAGCACGGCTCCCAGCTGCTGGTAGGCGACCAAGCGAACGGCGTCGTCCAGGGTGTGTCTCACTCCTCGCTCCTCTCTGGGAAGCACGTCGAACACCAGCGCGCCCCCCTGATTTCGAGCACCTGATCCGAGCCACGGACGACGCCCACGGCACCTCTCAGGCACCGAGCCGGCCCGCGCCGGCCGTACGCTCGCGGCGTTCCGCTCAGGTGAATGGTTCCCGTCGGACTCACCACGAAGCGCTCAGGCCGGACGCGGCGCGCCAGCTCCTCGTTCACGACGCGAGCCTGTGCGACCTCGATCGGAAGTCGGGGTCGGTCACAGCCTCGACCAGTCGCCACATCCACGCTTCCATCATGCGCTCGGTCAGGTCGAACGAGCGCTTGAGGACGACGCCCTTGTCCAGCATCTCCGGCGTAACCGGATGGTCGACGCCCGGTACGGCGGGGAAGTGGTCGTCGTGGCCGCTCACGACCTCACCTGCTTGGCCGGCGTGAGCGGCGAGCCGCCCAGCGCCTGGAGCTCCATGTTGAGGTCGTCTCGCAGCGACTGCCTCTCCTCGAGCGAGACGTTCTCGAACGTGATCAGGAACTCCACGTGGGCGAGCTCTCTGATCCGCTCGACGGCGTCCAAGATCGCGTCCCGCTCCATCGGCACGAGCGCCCTAGCCTCGTAGGTCATGACGTCACCTCCGACCTGAGCCGCTGCGCCGTCTTGATGCGAACAGCGTGGCCCGTCTTGAGGTTGGTTGCGCCCCAGCCGCCCAGCGCCGAGACGTGCTCGATCCTGACCTTCACGACCCGCCCGGAGACTTTCGCGAGGTACACCCCGCCGATCCTTACGTCCGCTTTCTTCACGACTCTCCCTTCCGCCTGCGCCGGCGTTCGCGCCTGGGCAGGCTCTGTTGTCGGAACCCTTCTGCGACGACGTAGGTGTCTGGAACCTGGAGCATCAGCCTGAACGCGGCCGACTCCTCCGGCGTCCACCATCGTCCCTCGTCCCACGTGGCCACGAGGACGCCGTCGGCGTTTCGCAGGTAGCAGTAGGCGAGCGCGTCGCCCTGCGACTCTGCGGGGTTGTTGGTCAGGTAGCGCTTTCCGTTCTCCTCGACGACGTACGCAGCCGCGAACACGAACCCTGCGGCCGTCGCCTCGCCGTCTGGGTCGTCGGACGGTAGCCACTGCTGCGCCCAGTAGTCAGGAATGTCCCGCGCATCCGGCGTGGACTTCCCGCGGCTGAACGGGTATTCGCACGTGATCGGCAAGTTCTCGCCGCGCGGCGCGGTCAACAGCCACGGCAGCTTGCCGTACGGATCGGTCGTCACAACGTCACCTCCTAATACTCGTCGTCCCAGCGCTCGCCCGCTGCGGCCGGGTCAAACCAGTCCGGCGGCGTCGACGAGTCCGGATACACCTTCACGTGCTCCTCTTGCCACTCGAGCCGCGCCTGCCAGTGCGCGTCGCACCGCGCAATGGCCAAGCCCGTACCCGTGAGCGACGGACGCAGGAGCACCTCGCCCGCGCAGCCGCCCTTGTGGGAGTCCAGGCACTCGGCGTCTTCCCACTCGTTCTCGCTCATGACTCCTCCTCGAACGTCCAGTAGCCGTAGACGCATCGCGTGCCGTCCCGCGACCCGTCGTAGATGTCGTGGAGCACGCCGTCCATCACAGCAGCGACGTGCCTGGACAGCTGGACGACCAGCCGTCCCTGCGGGAGCTCGTCCGCCCGGAGGTGGACGTTGCAGCCCGACCCGACGAACATGGTCGGCGTCCATGTTCCTCCGAGCGCCGCCATGACCTTGCGCGTGGTCGGCTTGTTCACGCCGGTGCGCGCGCTCGAGCGGGAGGAGCGGCGAGGCCGCTCCTCCCTGGACACCTCGTTCACCAGGTCGTACACGTCCTGGTACGGACGGCCGGCCGCGATCGCCGCCGCCCTGGTCACGCAGTCACCCGTGGTGCCGCGGTAGCCCGCGTCAGCGCGGCCGCCGTCGTTGTAGACGAAGTCGATCACAGCATGCCTCCCGCCGATCCGAGCCACCACGTGCGGAACACGTCCCAGATGCGTCCGAGGAACGAGCGCCTGCGAGCCGGCTCGTCGAGCTCCGGCTCCTGCTCCTCGTCGAACACCATCTGATCCCACAGGAGCTCGATGCGCTCCGTCACGTCGTAGTCCTGCTGCGTCGCGACGACGTACAGCGCCTGGAGATAGGCCAGGTAGGTGCGATGGTCTGGATGCCCGCCGACCAGGACGCGTCCGAGGGACGCGCCTGCGCTCTTGACACGCTCGCGCGCTGCGGCGCTCTGGCCGACGGTCTTGCGTGCGTACACCTCCGGGTTCCACGCAAAACCCTTGTTGCCGCGCTTGTCAACGAGCTCGCCGTTGTCAGCGATCACCGCCTCGGTGACGAGCGCCTCGAGGAGCGACGTTGCTCCCATGCCCTCGGTGGCGCGCACCAGCGCGTCGATCTCGCGTCGCAGCTGGCTTCCCCACTTGTGGGCTTCGGCCTGTCTGCGACTTCGCTGCTCCAGCTTGTCGCTCATGACTCCTCCTTCTCAGATGTAGAGGACGCCGGGGTGGCGCTCCTCGACAGCGACGATCGTGCCGCCGTCCTGGTAGTCCTGCGCGAGCGCCTCGCGGGCGATCGCTTCTGCGTCGTTCTCGTTCCTGGCGAGTACGTCGATCTCCTCGAGCGACCCGTCCACCGCCTCGAGTCCGTCCACGTCCAACGCAGCAGCTGCCGGGTCGAACGGGTAGAACACGAACACCGTGAACGGGCGCTCGGGGTGGTCGCCGGCTCGTCGGTAGGCACCGCTCGGCTGGTCGCGCACGAGCGTGAAGTCGTCGTCGGTCATGACTCGCCCTCCCCGCCCGCGCCCATCGCCTTCGAGACGGCGGACTCGTTCAGGCAGTAGTTGAGAAACCGCACCTCGTTGAAGCGCGGGTTGTCTGCCGCGAGCGCGTGGGCGAAGCGTGCCGCGACCATGGAGCGGTTGATCTTGACGGGCAGCGCTCGCACGACGTTGCCCACCAGCTCGTAATCCTTCTTGGTCACGACTCCTCCGTTCCGACGACACGCCAGGCGTCGCCGTTGTCCGGGCACAGGCCCAGGCGCGACCCGTCGTCCCAGTCCACGAACACCGTGGTACCGAACGACGTGACGTTGACCAGGGTCACCGTGCCGAAGGTTCCCGGCTTGAGCCGGGTGTACTCGTCGTTGCAAGTCACTAGCTCGACCCTGTCTCCCTTCGCAGGCAGCATGTCAGCCCACCTCCTTGAGAATGTCTGCGGCGTCGCAGTTCTCGATGACGCGGATCGCCCACCGGAGCGCCGACAGCTCTCGCTTGGTCGGCTCCGGGTCGCCGCGGAAGTTCCCAGCCAGTCGCTCCTCAAGCCGGCGCTGCCGCCGCTTGAGCGTCTCGAGCTGTCGGTACTGCTTGTTGTTCATCTCAGCTCACCACCCATCCGCGATCGAGTCCGCACTGCGCGTGGCACACGCCGTTGGACGGTACGCGCTCCTGCGCGACCATGCGCTCGTCCTCGGTCAGTTCCGGGTCGAACATGTTCGGGTCGTGCATCTCGGCCGGGTCGTCACCCTCGAGCGACATGACCGGCTCTCCGCACAGGACGCACGTTCCGATCGTCCTGTCGTCGGCAGCTGTGTTGCACAGGCCGATCGCAACCGCCACGTGATCGGGCGGCCAGCCGTACTCCTGGCCGCGAAGCGCCACCCTCGCGACCGGGCTGCTGTCGCTCATGAGCTCGGCGTAGCGCCGACCTTGGATTGTCAGCTCAGTCTGCATCTCCCTGCTCCTCCTTCTCCCACTCCTCCGGCGTCCCGTGGATCGCGGGGTCGTAGAACTGGACGTCGTGGCCGCGCTCGGCGGCGTTCGCACAGGCGTCGCACTGGTAGCCGGCCGCCTCGTCGCGCGCGGTCAGCTGGTTCGGCCAACCGCAGGTCGGGCACGGCAGGTCGCGCGGGTTGTCCTTGTCTGCTGCGTACAGGGCGCTCTCACCGCCCGGGTCGGCGAAGCGCTCAACGCGCTCCTCCCACTCGTCGTAGTCGTACTCGTACATCCTGCTCACCTGATCCTTCGGCCCACGCGCTCGAGCGACGCAACCTGGACGAGTCCGTAGAAGTGACCCGTGTCAGCGTCCTCGACAAAGCAGTGGCCCATCGTGCCGTTGCGAGGACACCCGGCAGGCTGGCACTTCACGACGAGCGTGCCAGTCTCAGGCTGGTTCTCGCGACGATCGAATACGTCCCAGCCGACAGGCTGGAACCTGTACAGGGTCTGGCTGGGCATCGCTCTCACTCCCCGAACGCGCACGTGTCGTCGGGGGACGACCCGTAGTGCGGTCGCCTGTCCTCGTTCACGAACGCCGAGACGAGCGCGACCCAGACCAGCTGCCACTTGTTCGGCTTGCACTGGAACAGCGACATGATGCCCTCGACGTGGTACGGCCGGATGTGGCGGTCGAACCGCTTCTGGCCGAACAGCGCCACGAACTCCTCGTCGGCGCGGCGGCCGGCGTTGTTCACGTGGCAGTTGAAGACGGAGCACGTCGGCCCCATCCTCTTCTCGGCCTCGAGCGGCATCTGCCGCGGCTTGGAAGTCGTCATGACTCCCTCCTTCCTGCCCGCCTCGAGCGGGCGTCGTTGGATGACCCCGGGCGGGAGTCGAACCCGCCCTGGATCCGATCGGGGTCACTTGCTGGCGACGGCCACGAGCTCGCCGCACGCCTCGCACCACTCCTCCGGCGCAGCCATGAACGACCGCGCCAGTCGCTGCGTCGGGTGGCTGCAGACGCTGCCGTGCTCCTCGCAGATCGTCTCCCAGCGCAGCCACTCGTAGCCCTGCTCCTTCGCCTCTGCGCGCTCCGGGTCGGAACGGCCGCGGTCGTAGAGGACGACGTAGGTGCCGGTCGTCCTGGCCTTGCGGCGCTCGACCTCGCGCGGCGCTCCTCGAGGTGTCGCGAGCGGCGCGTCGGACGTGATGGTGATGCTGACCAGCTTGGCATGGTCGCGCAGCGCGGCTGCGCACTCGTCGCAGCGGTAGGTCACGCGATCGGGCCAGTGGTCTGAGTCGCCCGACTCCCGCCACGCCTGCCGCGTCGTGGCGTACCGATCGCGGCCGTACACAGAGCAGCGCTCGCACTTCATGGAGCCGGACGCCTCCATCGCTCTCACCTCTCCTTCATGTCCGTGTGCTTGAGCACCTCGTCGTGGAGCCACACCATGTCGACGACCCAGCGGCCGCGAAAGATGCGGCACTGCCCGTCGCCCTGGTTGTCCTCGAGCAGGGTGCGCGCGGCAGTGATCGCCGCGTTCCTGGTTGCCGCCTCGGCCTCGTCGCCGGACGGGTCGTGCAGGATCCGATAAGGCAGCGTGTCGTAGGGAACGTCCACCGCTCAGTCCTCCTCGTCGTCGTCTGACCAGTCGTCCAAGTCCTCCTCGATCGCGTCCCAGTCGGTCGGGATGCGAACTGAGCCGAGCACGATCGTGCCGCCCGACTCGTCGTACGTGCAGGTGAACGGCGCGTCCCACGTCATGCGGTGCGTGCCGAACGGCTCCGGCTTGTTGCCCAGGTCGACGAGCTCGACCGGCACGAGGCCGATCATTCCCGCGTCCACTGGGTACTCGCGGCGCTCCTGGTCGAAGTAGACGCCGTCGCCGTGGTCGGTGCCGATGCCCAGCACGGCCATGCCGTCCAGGCTCGCGACCATGAACTGCGGGATCGGCTCCTCGTCGATCCCGGCCTTGCTCAGCCACTCGCTCCAGCGCGCGTCTGGAACCGAGTAGCAAGGGTCGCCGACGAAATACTCGCCGGCTGGCATCGTGACTTTCGTCACGTGCGTAACCGCGTCCATGACTCCTCCTTGGTCTGGGCAGGATTGCCACGGCCGCACCCCCGTGAGAGGTGCGACCGAACGCGACCCTACGCAGCCGTGGTGACGACTGCCTTTCCGTAGCGCGCCACAACGGTGCTCATCTCGCGATCGAGAACCCGCTTGAGCCACTTACTCCGCGGCTCGTCCTTGAAGCAGGCGTTGGTCGCAAGTCCGACGTGAGCTCGCACCTCGTCTGGCGTGATGAAGGCGGCGTAGCCCGTGGGGCGCTCGCCGTCCTCTCCCTCCGGCCGGATCAGCTGCGGGCCGACCAGCCGCTCGAGGAGGTTGGTGCGAGCGTAGAACTCGCCCGCGTTGGCCTCCGTGATGCGACCGATCCCGGTCGACATCGTCAGGTAGACGAGCGCCATGGTGACCGGGTGCCACTGGTCGCCCTCGTCCGTGTGGAGGGTGGTGACCTCCTGGTGGTTCTCGACGTGCTCCACGTTCCACGTGAGCGGCATGTCGATCACTCCTCCCTTCACCTTCGCGCTGCGATCAGCACGCAGCGGTTGACGGCCGCGACCCGGTTGGGTTCGCGGTAGAGCTGGCCGTCTGGCAGCTCGACAGTCCACTCGCCTTTGTCGGAGTGCCATACGTTCGCGACCAGGTAGCTGCCCTGGTACACGCTGAAGTCGTGCTCCGTGCCGCGCTCGTACACGGCCGGGTTCCCGTTGCCGATGGCCACGTCTCACACCCCCTTCTGCTGAACGCGGCCCGCTGCGCCGTAGGCTTCCTTGCGGTTTCCGAACCCGCACGCAGCCAGTTTCTCCGCGATCCGGTCGGCGGTGTCGTAGCTGCGATAGGCCACGACCCGCTCGCTGTGGAAGAACCCGCCCTCGGGGATCGCGCGGACGTCCACCCACGTCTCGCCGAGGCTGTCCACGAGTACGCGGGCCTCCAGGTTGTCCTCGTTGGTCATGTAGAACAGGTCGCCGCTCCACGGCCAGTGGTAGCCGACGAACTCGAATGTCAGCTTCGGTGCGCTCATGACTGATCGCCTCCTGTCAGGTATGCGAGCGAGCTGAGCTCGCCGCACGTGACGACGTAGGTGTGGTTCAGGTGGTACTCGACCTCGTCCTCCACCTCGAGCGTGCAGAGGAGCTGGTGGACGCGGTAGGACATCGTGCCGTCCTCGTTGACCAGGCGATCGCGGAGCGCGTTGTTGTACTCGGCCGGCGCGAACCCGGCTGCTCGCACGGCCGCCAACTTGCAGTCGTTGTGGTGCTTGGCGATCCGGTCGCCCAGCTCGCCGGAGCCGTCCATCGCAAAGTCCATCCACGAGTGCGACTCGATCTCCCACACGGCGCTTGCCGCGCGGCTCAACTTGTCGTCTGCGCCGAACATGATTCCTCCTAGCCGCACCCGTTGCAGGTGTACTCGCGACCGCGAGCGCTCTTGACCTGCGTCTTGACCCTAGGCATCGTCCTTCCGCCTCCTCGTGCTCTCCGTGGCGCTCCGTGCGCCGCGTACATGACCCCGGGACGGAGTCGAACCGCCTCGCATACATCCTGTCGGGGTCTCGTTCATCCTTCACGCTCGGTACGCGGCCAGCATGTAGCCGGTCTCGCACTCGAGGTAGTAGCCCGCGGCCAGGAAGGCCGCGTAAGCGTCACGCGTCGCCTGGTCGGTCTCGAGCAGGTTGCCTTCCTCGTCTCCGAGGAACTGCCCGCCGTGACCCGTGAACGCGAACGTCCAGCCGTACGGGCCGGACTCCCACACCATCGACGGAGCGCGCTCGCCGTCCCACTCAGAGCGCCGAGCGGCGCTCCAGACGAGCAGGCTACGATCCGCCTCGAACACCTCGCCCGCCTCGCTCTCGCACAGAGCGCGACCGAGTCGCTGCATCAGCTGGTAGCTGTTCGCCACGTCACTCACCCCTCTCGATCTCGTCGGCGTCGTCCAGGAACTGCGTCACGCAGTCGGTGAACGCGCGCACCTCGTCGAGCGACAGTCCGCGCGCCTCGACTCCGGTGATCGCCCACCCGAGATCGACGCTGCTCTTGCCGCCGTACAGCACCTCCCAGCGCTCGCCGTAGCGGTCGCCTTCGTCGAGAGCCTCGGCCACTCGCTGGCCCAGGTTCTCGGCCTCTTCGTTGTAGAGCTCGCGGCTGAACGTCGCGCGCACCGTTGACTCGCGCAGCTCCAGCTTCTCGAGCGGCTGCGTCATCTCGTCCACCTTCCTTCTCACCAGGTCTCGGCTTCGCGCGGGAAACAGAAGCGCGCGGCCGCCCAGGTGTAGTCGCTGATGTCTACGGCGGGCAGGTGCTCCCACCGATAGCTGGATGCCAGCTCGGAGAACATGGCGCTGGCTGCGTCCTCGAGGTTGCCAGCCTTGCGACCGAGCGCGAGCAGGTCGTGCCGCTCGCCCTTGGTCAGCGTCACCCACTGCGGCCTCTCGGCCGGAGGGAGCGACAGGAACGGCTCGAACGGCGAGCGGTTGTAGTTCGGATCGTCCGAGGAGCGCACTTCGAAGAACCTGACGTGCGGGAGCTCGCCCGCTCGCCTCCGGTCGTCGAGTCGCGTCCACTCGTCCTGCGCCACGTCCCAGTTCGTCCACGCGGTGACGCGCAGACGATCGAAATCCTGGAGCGTCACGAATACGGCGTGCATCGTTCTCTCCTCTCTCTTCCGCGATTGGCTCGTCCGGGGAATCCGCCGGACTCGGTTCTGACTCGGCCGGCGTCGCGCCAGTCGAGCACCATGGCCCCGTGCGGGAGTCGAACCCGCTGATCTCCGATCGGGGCTACGTACGTCACGCGGTCTGCAGCTTGGCCAGACCCTTGCGCAGCCGTGCCAGCCGCTTGCGCTGGTGCTCAGCCGCCTCGGCGTAGCGGTCGCGGTTCAGCCGCGCCTTGTACTCCTCCATGCTGTCGCCGTTCGTCGTGCGAACAGCCGTGAGGTCGCGCTCCCACGCCTCGACCATCTCGCAGTGATCCTTGTGCAGCTCGAACGCGCGAGCCTCCGCGCTCCGGAGCGCGTCCACGACTTCGTCGTCCGTCAGCGACCGGACGTTGTAGACCATCCGGCTCGTCAGCTGGAGCGGGTAGTCGCAGCGCGGGCAGCGCACGTCCTCGAGGCGCAGGCCCGTGCTCGCCAGCCAGGCGAACGCCGGCCGGATCGAGCAGTTCGGGCACCGGCCCAACCGATACTCGCGTCCGTACATGTCACTCACTCCTCTCGGGCAGGCGGCTGAACAGCTCCGTGAGTCCTGCCGTCCACGACTCGGCGGTGAACTCGCCGCCGGAAGTCTCGTTGAACACGCGGGTCGCGTGGAGCGACGCCTCGAGGACGTCTGCTGCGCGATCGCCGAACTCGCTGCGCATCTCGTCGACGCGCTCCTGCTCCTCCTTGGTCAGCATGTCGCTCACTCCTCTCCCTACCAGCGGGCGACGACGCCCGACGGGACGATCTCGCTGTCGTACCAGCCGACGATGCGGCCGACGTTGCGGTTGTGCGTGTAGAGCGTGAAGTCAGCGACGTACTCCTCGCCGTTGACCACTGCCGCGGTCTCGCCGCGCATGCTGTACACCTTGTCGCCGCGCTCCTGGTGACGCTTCCACAGCGTCAGGATCGAGCGGTGCAGCTTCGTGCCGGTGGGGAATCGCCCCACCACGACCGTGCCGGTTGAACGGAGGTCGATCCTGTCCGCCTCGACGGCCCAGAACTGAACGGGACGAGTCTCACCGAAAAGCGTGACCTCGACCGTCATCTTGTCGCTCATGTTGCTCACTCCTCTCGCGCCAGCCACGGCTGGGCGCACTCCTCAGCAAGCGCCGCGTAGCGCCGGCCGAGCTGGGACGACTGCGGCACTCCGAAGAAGCGCTCGAGCGCGTCAGGCACCAGCTGGCACCCGAGGATGCCGACCTGCCGCTCGCTCATGTCGCGGTCGCGGTTGTGAAGCGCCTCGTGGACGAGGCTCATGATCCCGACGACGCCGCCCTGCGGGCCGCGCTTCGGGTCGCGCGCATGGAGGAACAGCCACGTCAGCTTGTCCTTGGCGACTTCGCCCAGGTAGGCGTGACCGAACCCGTCCGTGTACGCGCTCGAGGTGGTCGTCGTGAACGCGACCGTCATGGGGCGGCCCGCGTAGTACGACGCGATCTCGTTCCAGTACCAGCCCATCCGGCTCGTGGCCGGGTGGGTAGGAGCCGGAGCTCCCGTGGCCGTGCTCGCCAGCGCGAGCGCAGCGACCAGCGATGTCAGCAAAACCTTCATCTCGTACTCCTCTCTCTCTTCTCTTTCGATGTGCGCCGGGGAGGAATCGAACCGCCGTCAACGGCCACCTGCACGTACAGGCTTGACCAGGCCAGCGCATGACCCTGCGCCGGAGTCGAACCGGCCGTGGCCGTCCAGGGTCTCGTTCATCAGCTCTGCTGCTCCGCGCGCTCGCGCTCTGCGTGGTGCTTCGCGGCGCGAGCCATGCGCTTGTCGAACTCGCGCTTGGTCGCGCAACCCTCGCCTGGCCAGCAGTACCGCGCGCCGGTGAAGCGGGAGTAAATCCAGTGCTCGTTCTTGAGCTCGCGGCCGCACTGGCCGCAGCAGTAGGTGCGCCTAGTCGTGGTGGCCATGTCACTCACTCCTCTCAGCGCGGAGCGCGCTCACGAGGCCGGCTCCGACAACAAGCGCCATGACCGCGACCAGGGCGACCGTGGCGACCAGGAACAGGGTCGTGCTCTCGAACGCGACGCGACCCTCGGGCAGCAGCCCGAAGGCGGCAGCAACCATCGGCAGGGCGGCGAAGCTAACGGGCACGCAGTGTGCCGCTACGCAATAGAGCGGGTTCATCGTGAAGCCTCCTGCCGGCTCGAGCCGGCCGTTGTGGGCTGGAAGGAAAAGGAGTGTCAGTGGCTGACGTGCTCGTGGACGACGTGGGCGACCATCTCGACGACCAGCATGGCCGCGACGACGGGGTGCATGTGGAGCGGCGCGTCGAACAGCCACTCGGCGCGATCGGCGACGACGCTCAGGACGCGGTGGAGCAGGCCGTGCTGGGTGAGTGCGAGAGCGGTCATTGCGCTCCTCCTTCTGCCTGGCGCGGAGCGCCGGCGGTTGCGGTTGGTCGTGCGTGCTGCTCAAGGCCCCGGGCCGGAGTCGAACCGGCCAGCTTCTACCGTGCGCGGCTTCCTTCAAAACTGCGTTTTCCTACTGCCAAGACTCGCGGAGCGCTTGGCTGCTCCAACCCGATGACCGTCTCCCCGTCGCGAGGTACACGCCCTGGGGAGGTGCTACTCGGGTCGGCTGCGCTCCGCTGGTGATCCTG